TAGTGTTCATCTGAATACCAGAGCCATCTAAGATAATACAAGTGGCAGTCGGCATGACAACCCAAGTGGGACCACCAATCTCTTCTCCTGATGCGGTATTGAGAATTGCTCCATCTGCTTCAATTGAGCTGACAACACCAAGGGATGATTGTTCACTAGCGGTGTTCACGACAGCAAGGAACTGTCCAACTCGAACGTTACATCTAGCAGGGTCGAAGAAGATCTTTGATCCGCCAATCGGTGTCGTACCTGTGGTCGGAGTGGAATACTGATACATCGGCACCAATGCCTGAACAGAGATGTTCTTATGCAAGAGAGCATACTGCTCACGACGTTGCCGTTCATCAACGATCTCTACATTGAATTCTTGGTCCAGACGTGGATAGAGACGCAGAGATGCTCGTTGCTCACTGCCATCGTAGGCTGTGATGATGTCGGTCAGGAAGTTCCACCGCTCCGTGACTGGTACGTCAGGGATAAGATTGAAAGTAGATGAAACAGCCGCGATAACTCTAAGTTGACCGTCCACCTCTGGGTAATCAAATGAGATAGTGGCGTCAATAGTTGGTTCTCCAGCGTCAATCTGCAAATTAGTCTCTAGTAATTGGCTGTCATTAATAACGTCTGTCGGCACGAGATCAAATGTCAGGACCGAAGAGCCGCTGATTAGAATACTGTTCAAAGACTGAGGTGAAGTCCAAGTATTCCAGAGTTTAAAAGGGATATTAGAATTCAATTGAGGATTTGTCAGTTGCAGAACTGGTGGAATAACCCAGATGCGAAGATAGAAATCTCCCCAATGACTTCCAGCGATGACTGGAGTTACAGGATCTCCCCAATTCTCAGTGAATTCACCTGAATTGTCACCAATAATCGGAGGGTGTTGCATTGAGATCCCACTCGCTACGTCCAAACCAGTTACGGCCTCCTGACGTGGTACGACAGAAGTTCGGTAGGAAATAGATAAGGGATCACCACCAGTTACATCATGAAGTGCCCCGATAGTTCCGTCTGTGATGAACGACATTAGACAACTCGCTTATGAGCGAACCCTGCGTAGCCAGAGCCTATATAATTAACAGTGTGAAGAAGATTTTCTTCGCAAATTCTCAATAGTGGCCAGACATTCCAATTTTCAGCTGAATAGGTGACTGTGTCTCCAGCAGCATAGGTTCTGAGATTACAGGACCTGATGTTTGGGAAGTCTCCAAGATACATGATCAGTCCAGTCGATGATCCGTTCTGCACCAACCAGAAGCCCAATGGAGACAAGGATATAGATCCAGAATATGGCTGAGGAGATGAGAAACAAGCAGAGGTCGCTGGTCCCCACGACGTAGCATTGGTTCGAAGACCTAGACTGTCTTGAGTAGAGGTGGAGGTATTGGTGAGAGACAATGTGTCCATAGCGTCATGAGGATCGAGAACAGTGTCTACAAGCGGCCATCCGACGAAGACAGGAGAAATTGTCCCATCTATCATGAAGCAACTTGGATTTGTGAAACTGTGATCTGCCCAAGACCAGCGTGTCTCGCCAGTGAAACCGTGTCCAGTCGTACCATAGGTGCCTCCGTTCCAATCTGCTGCATTATTACCAACGCGATCAGAGCTATTTGAGTAGGCTCGCTTCGCATGACAAGTAGCATAGGTAACAGCCGTGTGACCCATACCTTTCTTGTCTAACTCACCGAAGCCGAAGTGTATGTAGCAATCTCCATTTACACCATTGGAGAAGTTCGCTACGACGTGAATATAATCACAGAGAGATGGATCTGAATAGATAGTCCAAGATGTGAATGTGTATTCCATGTTCGGGCAATGGGCGGCTGTGCCGAGAGCAGCATTCACAGTGGCGTTGGCCGGAGATGTCCCAATGCCGATCCGCACATAACGGGCACTCTTGGTCGCTCCACCTAGAAGAGTGAAGTCAGCTTCACTTTGCGTGAACGTTGTCCAGTCAACTCCTCTTACGTTGCCCTTACTTATAGGCCAGAGACCACCAGTGGTTGTCCATCCGTCAGTAGCAGCATGAGTTAGAATGGCACCCATCAATGCGATGTAGTTACCTGATCCAGTTGAGATAGTCATATTAGTCCTCTCGAATAGCGAACCAGTTACTATCAGCACGTCGGTTCCTGTTTGGAAACACACGATAATTCTGACCACTGATACTGATAACTTGCGTTGGCGTTAGGCTACCTGCCCCAGGAACAGAAAACAACCCATCCAATACACCGATATTACCATAAACCTCATGCTGAATTGTAGCAGGAAAGAATGGAACGTCGTTTTGGGCTGTCTTTGAAACAAAGTTCCAGCCGTTAGGAGGATTATCATCGTAATAGTCACCACCCCATGTTCTTGGCCAATTTTCCCGTTGGGTATTCCCTAAATGCTTAGGCCAGACCCACGAGGTCACAGGATACTGAGCAGAAGCATTGGTAGTTGAACTAGAAATTCTGTTATTCGGATAGATCATGGTCGTATCCCAAAGACGAACAACAGCAGAATCTAATCCTGGTTCATCAGGGACCGAGTACTGAGCATTAAAGTCAGTGATCGCAGGTGAGTCGCCTTCATACGCTGTTGAGAAGACGCACAGAGGGAATGGATAATCATCAGGAACAGCGAACGCTGAATGGAAACCGATATAGGTGCAGGTATAATCCTGAGAACCAGTTCTCGTCACAAGGATTATCCGTTTAGAGTTAGAGTAGAGCCAATAGTCTACCTCACCTGATCCCAACAGATGCGCTCGTTTAAGAGCAGTTGTCCCGACTTGCTGGTTCCACGCTGGCTTCAGAATATCATGCTCAACAGCGAAATCCCATTCAATGAATGACTTCGAGGAAGAGGTGATGCTTTGACCACGAGCATGAATGAACACTCTACGACTTGCATCAAATCCATCACCTTGCCAGACCCAATAGTCTTCACTCATTTCTCGTTGCCACGAAGTCGCCCAATTAGTATCCAATGGCATGTTCTCATCACGACCATTACGACGAGGTTCAGTGGCAGAATTGTGCTGAGAGTAAAGAGCACCATCATCAAAAGTGAAAGTCTTGGTTTCGGCTACAACCCACGCTTGGTCGGTCCATTCTGCCATAGTAGTCCAAGTAATATCGTCGTTGGACCACTGGATGCAGAAATCACTAGGAGCCTCGTTGTCGTCAATTGCTGTGAAATCAAACTCGCGAATAATGATCGCGGAGCCGTGATCATACTTTATCCACCATGCCGCGTCATTGATATCAGCTGAACGGATGTTTGCACCACCAGTATCTAAGTCAGAAAGTGTTCCAGACTGTACGGATGAACAGGTATAGGTTCCTGTCCCAGATACGACAGTACCACCTACGGCTGTCTTGAGTGCCCACATATCGCACTCACGGAAGTCTTCGCTAACAGATTCGATTTCCCACACTAGGATACGCCAATAGCGAGCTGCCTTGGGCGAAGCAACAGCCATATCTGTTTCACCGCGGAGTTTTGTCCAGCCGTTTGCTGCGAGGTGCGTATTCATCGCATCCAGTAGCTTAGTCACAGTTTGTACTGTTCCAGAAGTAAAGGGCATTATCCACCTATCAATTGACGAACAGTTGAGACATTGCGCGAAAGAATATTAATCACCACAGTCTCACCGTCGGAGTTATCAAATGCACCAGTTATGTCACTAGGTGACAAGACTGCCGCAACGTTCACAGGGGGAGACTGAACCACGGTATTGCCGCCGCCTCCTCCATTCATATTGTCCCGTTGTGCTTTTTGCTGTCCAGGAGTAAGGATATCAACCCGTTCATCAGGACGTTTAGCGAACTGAACAATTTGACTATCTGTGGATCCAGGACCAGTGGCGTTAATAGAGCCACCACCAGCGAACCCAAGCCCAGAAGAGGGACCTATCGAGCCTCCTCCAGCAAAGCCACCGAAGAGACCACCGAGAGCCTTGAGGATGAGTTGCTTGGCGATCAGCTTGGTGATCTGTGCGAACAGGTCGAAGAAGAAATCCCTGATATTGAGTTTACCAGTTTTAGCGAACTCTACGATTGCATCTGCTGCACTATCGGCCGCTCCCACAACGATGTCACCGAGGGCGGAGCCGAGTTCCTGAGTACTCATGATCGCACTGTTGATAGCTGCTCGGAACCCGCCGAAGAGAGTTCCTGAGGCTTCGTCCGCTGCGACCTGCATCTCTCGAATTGCCGTTGTGTAGTCATTCAAGCCGATACGTCCCTGCTCAAAGAGAGCGTTCAGCGCTTCTTGCTGTTCCGCGATCTCTTCACGAGGACCAATGATGCTTTGCAGAACTTCATTCTGTGTTTCCGCAGCATGTACCGACTCGATAGTCGCCGCCGCCAGATCACGTTCTGCTTGGGTAAGACCACGCTTGAGTTCCTTCTCAATTTCAAGAATACCTTCTTGGATGCGACGCTCCTTATTGGAGAGACGCAGCAATTCGATCTCTTGGTTCATACCTCTGATGACGCCAGCAAAGTCTGCTCGTTGTGCGCCACCTCCACCTCCACCTCCCCCTCCTGGAGGATCAGTCGGAGTTACTGGTGGAACAGCACTGATAACATCTTGAGCATGAAGAGCATCCTCAGCAGCTTGATCAATGTTGCGACGAGCCTGACCAGTGATGGCTTCACCAATTGGTCTTAGAGCATTCGCCGCTGAATTAGCCAGTCCCTCGAAGCTATTAGCTTCAAAACTCTCACCGAAAGCAGTTTGGAATGCTTCTGCTGCGGTGTTGCCTGCTCCAGAATATTCACTTTCAAATCTACCTAGAGTTACTGAATCAAGTTTACCGAGTTGACCTGAGAACCCAAAGAGCTCAGCCGCTTTGTCCGCTCCAACGAAAGAGAGTAGAGCATTCAGAGCGCCGATAACCTTATTGATTGCATTGATCGCCCCGTTAGCGAATGCCTCAAATCCAGCAATCAGTACATTGGCTAGAGCAGTCGCTGATGTAGCGGCTCCCTCTGGTAGAGATTTGAAAGCTGCAACCACACCAGCGATTGCACCTAGAGCAACTCGTGGCCAGAAAGTAAACGCATCCACAGCAAGAGCCACAGTATCTGCAAAGACCTTCGCTACTGTTGTTCCAAATCCTTCAAAGAAACCTCGGACAGCTGTGACTGCTCCCCCAACTTGCTCTCTGAGGAAAGTGGCGAATGGTGCGATCGCTTCACCCATCAACTGGAATGCTGCGACTACAAAGTCTTTAAGACCAACCACCCCGTCTGCGGTGACTTTGATCTCGTTGCCCCACAAGACGAATGCTGTTACGACTGCGCCGACCGCGATAGCGATGAGGCCAAGCGGACCGATAAATGCAGCCAAACCGCTGAGAGAAGCACCAACACGACCGATTGCACCAGCCAGCGTTGGAAATAGGGCGGTAAGCCGTGCTGTGGTTGCACCCTGTGCCGCCTGTGCTGCGGCTAGCCGCGTGTTAGCTGCTGCCGCGCTAGTGGTGGCGGCTGTCTGTGCTGCCTTTGCTGTAGCAAGTCTTCCAGCGGTCGTTAGTTCAACGTTCTCTATAATGGAAAGCTGCTGAGTTGCTCTTGTGAGCGCAGCTTTCGCAGATGTGAGTGAAACGAACTGACCAGTGGCGATATTGCGAGCTCGACCGTTGGCTACAGTGAACTGAGTATCGAGAACTGTTTGCTGGAGTTGCGCTTTCTGGATGCCCAAGAGAGACAGACGCTGAGTGAGTTCTACTTGTCTTTGGGCATTTGCTGCGACTGCGATCCCATTGTTCCGCACAGAGGAGGAAGCTCTTAGGTTCTCGATTTCCAACATGCGAGTTGAAGCCAATGCTGCTCCTCGCAAACCAACGATATAATTGGCGATACCTGTGATTGCCTTGCCGACGAATACTGCTGCCAGTGCTGCGGCGAGAGTACCGAGTGTGCCAAGGATGATACCAATGTTCTGAGACAGAACAATGATCGCCTTAGCCAGCTTGGCTGATCCGTTGGTTGCGTCATCCAAACCATCTAAGAACTGAAGCCAGTTGGTATTCGCAACAGACAACGCTTGACTGATGGTCGGAACAGTGTTTGCGAACAGTTGATCAATTTCAACCTCCGCTTCACTGAAAGCGTCGAGAATTGTTTGCGCTGAAATTTTACCATCAGCACCAAGTTCGCGCAGTTCACCACGAGTGACCCCGAGGTGATCGGAGATGACGTCTGCAACAAATGGCAGTTGTTCCAGAACAGATCGAAGTTCGTCGCCTCTAAGTGTGTTGGACGCCATACCTTGTCCAAGCTGAATGAGCGCAGCATGTGCTTCTCGGGACGACGCACCAGAGATGATGGTCGCTTTGGAAAGACTTTCAGTAAATCGCAATGTTTCTTCTTGCGATACACCAAGTTCTCTAACGGACAATGCAGTCCGACTATAGATGTCAGCTACCGCTTCAAAGCTGGTCCGACTATCACGCGCTACTTGGAACAAGCGAGATTGAACTTCTTCAAGATTTTCTGCACTTGATGCAGTCAGTCGCAAGCGGTTCTCATAGTTAGTCAGTGTGTCAAGCTGACGTGTGAGCGCACGAAGGATCCCTGCTCCACCCAAGACGAAGAGAGCACGTTGCATCAAGAAGATGCCGCGAGTGGCCGAGTTAGCCGCTGCCCCAATTTCATCGATCTTGCGCTTGATTACTCTTGCACCAGTTTCGCGCATTCTGATGTCTACGTTATGTGTAGTCGTAGTCATCTTGAAAACAACCTAAATCCTGAGATTTCCGCTTGAGCTTCCAATAGAGCTGTCTCAACGAAACCTGATGGAGCCTGACCTGAATAGCCTGAGTTGAGCCGCCCGATGTAAGGGACAGCGTTGGTGATATAGATAGCGGTTGTCAGCCCAGAGGAAGTTCCCCGAACCGATGCGATGCGAGCGCGACCTGCTCTCATAGCGGCAGAGGCGTTCGCTGTCTCACCGATGCCTAGTTTCTTTCCTGGAGCATATGCCCCGATGACTGCTCTGGTAGGTGCGCCGATACCGACACGCCAGTTAGAGCGAGCGACACCTTTGTCAACAGGTGTGTTCCGGACAAGACTCGTCAAGGCGCGTGTTGACACGGCCTTGACAAGACGGGTTCCGCCATTTTCAATGTCAGAACCTGTCTTTCTGATGTTTCGCGAGAATTGTGCCAGAGTGGCCATTTACTTTTTCCCAATCTGCTTGAGATATGCTAAGTCCATATCTCTAACGTGTGTGTGCATGGCCTCTGTCTGGTCTTCATCTAAGCCGTGCTTGTCGCAATAATCCTGAACTGTTCCCCACCAGATAGGTCCTGCACTCATGCCCATTTGTCTAGAGGCGATAAGGTCCATGAACCCGATGTAATATAACTCAAGGCCAGCCAAAAGGCTAGGGGCATTGGCTATCTTTTCTGGTAGATCCCAACCAGTCCTAACGCACTGCTCGATGATCGCTTGTTCTGATGGTCCCTGAACTAACTGATAGGTCAGGAACTCTACGAGTTTTTTCCCTCCGTCTCCAATTCTCCCTTGCGGAAGTTGGCCAGAGAGGCGGCTTGTTCTTGCAGATCCATGAACAACCGAGGCAGGGCAATCAGCGCCTGTTCCACGTTCGCTTCATTGAAAGGCAGGATGGTGCCATCTTTGGCTTCGATGCCAGTCTTCATTTCAGCCTTGTCGCCTTTGCCCTGCATGGTTTCCCACGCGAGGATAATGGTCTTGGCATAGATGTCCGCCATCAGAGACTGTGAACGTTCGTTGCTGAGAGCACCAGACTCAAGAGCGCGACGGACAGGCTTGAGTTTCTTCTCGGCGTAGCGGACATAGGACTTATTGCCTTGGCCAGCAGATGCAAGCAGAACACGGAAATCACCATAATCAAGCCAGACGCCGTTTGCTTCTAGTTCCTGATCGGTTTCAAAGGTGTCGTACATTCCCATTTTTCATATTTCCTTCTTGGGTTATTTTGAAGGCGACTCCATCACAGAGCCGCCCTCAGGGGTGAGGTTATCGTTTACGCTACGGTTGGCAGGTAATTGAAGTATGTCACCAGCATGGTGTGATTGAGAGTCGCGTCAACGTCCTCGCCCGATGCCATGTCAGTAGACAGTGGAAGTGTGACAGGTTGGTCAACCTCGACGCTGAGACGACCGTCACCAAGTGCGATAAGCGGGAAGTCGAAGATCACACCTTGGTTGTCACGAACAAAGCCCATATCCAAGGTGATATCGGAGTTGTTGCGAACTGCAAGAACCGCTGCCACGTTGGAGAAGTAAGCTGTGAGATTGCCCGAGACAGTGAACGTGCCAGCAGTCACGTCGAATGCGCCAAGAACACCGACCGCCTTGTTGGGCGTCACGTTGTTATTGATGCTGATCGTCGCTTCGGTAACGAATGCAAACAGTGCAGTCGGTGCCGCGTCAGTCTGACTGACAGCCGCCAAGCGGATACGGTTCACGTCGCTGGAAGTGTTGTATTCCTTAGCTACGAACGGCGCTAGAACGCTGGCTTGCTTGGGTCCAGTTGCTCCGTCACGTTGAGCGTTGTCTGTGGCCACGAAGGTGATGTCTGCATTGAGCAGGTCAGCCGATGGGACGTTCAGAGTAAACTCGTTTGGCACCGCGCCGATGAGAACCTCAGTTTGGATCTGAGCGGGTGACGCATCATCAGGAGCGCCCAAGAGACGTTCCACATTGTACGAGCGACGCTGGATCAGCGAGCCAGTTTCGTTGCGAATGACATCACCGAAGAACAGGCGAATATCCAGACCAGTGCCAGTTTCAGCAACCATAGTTGCGTCAGACTTATCAAAGGTCAGTGTGTTCGCAGCAATCGAGCGAACCCGCTTGAAGCCGTTGTTCGCAGCAGTTACAAAGCGACTGGATGTACCGTCGCCGCCGACGAAGACCCACTGGCCTTCCACGAGACCGAGAGTGGTGAAATCCAATACTGTAGAAGTCAGGGCAGGCAAGGTGCCTGAGACGTCCACGTCAATGTCTGTGGTTGCAGCCTCAAAGCCAACGACGCGAATGTTCGCACGATCGGCCGGAACAGCGTCAACAACAGTAGCAGCGCAAGCGATGGAAGTGTCTGCCACAACTGCGGTCACGACTTGCAGAGCATTGTTGCTAGCAGCAGCGAAGTTCTGACCCTTGATCAACGAACCGACAAGGAAGCCAGTGGTCGATGAGACAAGGAAGTCGGTAGCGTCAACAGTGTTCGGCTCTTCGTAACCCTTTTCACGAGTGTCAGCGAACATGACACCTTGCATCAGTTCGGCGAAGTTAGAGAACGTGAAGTTCTGGTTGATCCCGCCGGATGCGTTGAGGTCAGTGGTCACACCTTTACGGCGCTGACGTGAAGGGTTGATTGGGTTTGGTGCCACGGTGACGATCTCGCCGCCGAAGTCGTTGTAGCTGTTCGGTGCGAGCGAATGCCACACCGGAGTTCCTGGATTTCCATTCTCTCCGGGAAGACTACCAAGCACGGCTTCCTCGGCAAACGCGAGGCCAGTGATATTGGAGTCGATCTTATTGACCTGTGCCATTTAAGGCCTCCTTACTTCGTTTCATAATATTCAAAATCAGCAAGCACATTGATCTGCATGTACTCACCATCGCGACCTATCTCTTGTATCCGCACGTTTCTGAACCAGACACCATTAGGTGATGTCGCGCCCTCATACGCGGTTGCGGACAATCTAGCAATTTCGTATCCGCTTTGCAAGCCATTTCCTATTGGAGAGAAAATAGCAATAATCAAGGTTCCATTGCGGAGAAAGCTTCTGTTGCCAATTCCACCAAGTGATGCCTGATTTGCCCCTGCATGACGGATAGTGACCGAAGCCCAAGGGTCGTCAGAATTCAGGGAACTGTCGTCCCCCTTAACGCTTTCCCAATATAGCTTGCAGGGGTTAACGTCATTGATAATCTTGCTCATGTCATCGACAGCTTGCTGCATCGAGATAGAAGTACTCATCGTCTGACTCCTATGAAAGCAAGAAGCTGAATATCAGCAGGTTTCAAGATTTGCAGACCGATGATGCCCCAACGAGTTCCATCAGCCTCTTGTAGATGGGAGAACTGTGCGAGTTCTCTTGTCTCTGGGTTTACGATAGCAATCTGCTCACTGCGATCAATCATGTCAATCATTTCGGTGCCTTTACCCAAGGAGGTAAGACCAAACTGACGAACTGTATTCGGAGGCACGAAGACGCCGGAAATGCTACTGATTGTCTCAGTTCCTGGAGTCGCACCTTTCCATGGCTCTGCCGCGCTGGCTGGAACCTTGTTGTCTTGTATAAGCGTGATCACACGACCGTTGGCTTCAATCAATCGCTTGGCCGTAGCTGAGAGTTTGACGTAATCGACCATTATCGGTAAACGCCTCCCTGATCTGAGCCAGTGGTGATCTGACGCATTAGGGCATCGGCTTTTGTGACAACAGGATGCTTCGCACCAACAGCACCAAGACCTGAGCCAGACCATTCGGTTTCTGTCTCAATCGGGCCGACCTTTTCTTTGAGGAACTTAACTCCCGGACCACTTGAGCGATCATTGTCAATGAACAGGTCATCTGTGAGTGAATAACGCAGATATTCAGCGGTCGCACGTTGCAACTGAATAGGCAGAGCAACTGGATCAACGATGAAATAATCTGTCGGGAAGCACAAGGCTTGGTCTTCTGAGATCGGAAGTCCGGGAGCCTTCTTGCCCCAACGAATGTCGATGTATTCAGTGGTGAGACGCAGCTTCGGTTCAGTCGTGGCTTCGTCAGCCGTGCCAGCCTCTGCAGTGGTGTCTACACCACGAGCCAGCCAGTAAGCGACATAATCTTCATAGGAAAGATAAGACTCTGCGGTGGCGAGGCCTGTTGCGTCTTCTACGATGATGGCCATAATGGTTTTCCTTAAGAGGCTGCAATCCGCGCCAGTCGCTTCTTACGAGCGTAGTAAAGCGCAGCCGCCAGTTTCCGTGTCTTCTTTCTGCGCTTTACCATTTTGTCTTACTCCATTTTAGGGCGAACTTTTTTCTCACCCTTCTTGGCCGCATCCAGTGGTGACTGAGGCGGTTGGTCCATCAGCAACGCACGGTTCGCATTGAAGCCAGCCACGCGAGCCGCTCGGGCTTCGCCGGACTTCTTGATGACGTCCATGATGCTCTTCTGATTGGCGTTCTTGTCCGAGGAGTCATTCATCAAACGATTGGTGACTTCCGTCAGCTTGTCACCACGTCGTTGCTTCTCAGCTTTGAACTCAGCTTCGGCCGCGATGATTTCGTCGTAGGCTTCTTGGGCCTCAACGATCTCAGGGTGATTGCGCCCTTGGGTATTCACCTCAGGCTCATCTTCGCCGCCAGCTTCGTCGTCCACAGCGGACACATCAGGGTTTTCGCGAGAGAACTTCGGGGCCGCATTGATGATGTCAGCACGTTTAATGTTTTCCAGATCACCGAGTTCGGCAACGGCATCAACCTTGGGCGCACCATCAGCAGTCCACTGATCGTCGTCCATGGCGTCCATCATGCCAAGTGCTTCGATGATTTTATCTTTCAGATCGTCCATTGGTTATCTCCTAGACAGGTTCAATAACTGCGGCGACGACCACGGCTGGATCAGCCTTGAGAGCGGTCCATACATCAGCAGTTGTAGGGAATAGGGTTGGTGCCGTAGCCACACGTTCCGCAAGGAAGTCCGTGATGATCGGTTGGCGTTGAGCGCGGTCTTCAGCGCGATGGCGTAGATAGCGAAGTCGTGGAATTCCTGCGCGAGCCATGATTACCTCCTAGCCCAAAGGGTGGAAGGGGCGACGTGAGCCGCCCCTTGAGGATTATGCTTCGCGAGAGATCAGGCGAGCAATCTTGATTTGCTTCCGCTCAGGGAAGACACGCTGCCACGATGCGGCTGCGGCCAAGACTGCGTTGGAAGGACCACCAGAAGGAGTCGCACCAGTATACGCGTGACCTTTGGGGTGGAAGCCCCAACGGACGCGGTTGTAGAGGATCTCTTGACCAGCTCCGTTACCTGCTCCAGGCTGATTGTCAACCTCGGTAGGCTTGTCAGGAGAGCCCTGAGCAAACACGACTGCACCTGCGCCGAAGACCCAGCTTTCGTAGATAGTGCCCGAGACAGGCAGACCATCGTCCACGATAACTTCACGACCCAAGAAGGTCGGAACGGAAATCGCTTTGCCGTTCGCGCTGTCAGGGATGAAGTCGATCAGGTTGTTCTTCAGCATACGCGCATAAACGACCGAGTGAACCATGATCATGGACAGATCTTCCATGCTGTCGCCCATTGTCAACGTGGTGTCGACGAAGGCTTCGGCCGAGAAGTCAGTCACACCAGCAACATATGCGCCGCCGGAGATGTCATTGGTCATGTCGTTCTGAACGTGCTCAGTGCCAGCAGGAGCAGCGGCGTTATCTGCGAAGATACCGTTGACCACGTTGACGAAGCAGGCTTGCTGACGACGCACCCAATAGTCTGCGACGCGCGACTGGATAGCAGCAGCGGGGTCATCACCAGACATCAGCTTGGCCAGTTTCGTTGCAGTCCAGGAGTTGTTGCGTTCCAGACGAACAGCGACCTCGGTGAAGGTGCCGATTTTGTTTGGAGTAGGATCGACCACACCACCAGCGAAGGTGTTGCGAACGCTCTCGTCAGCGACGCGCTCGGCGTCATTGTCCAAATCGTCATAGGTCGGCAGGTTGAAAGTCAGGCCACCACCATTCAGCTTGTCGGCCATGTCACTGTCAGAGACCACGGCACCAGAGCGGATGAGGCGAGATTTTTCTTCAGTTTCCTTAAGAGCATAAGGAGTGAAGATTTCTGGGACGATGATGTCCGAGATTGAAGTATGTCCAGAGGCCATGGAGTGTGTCCTTTCCTAAGAATGTCATGGCAGAAGATTGCCAGTCCCATGACCAGCTTGAGGAATGTCAGGCGCGTCCCATGGAAGCGCATGACAAATTGTTTACATCAAGTTGCAGAAGATAGCAACAGGTTATTTCTACTGACTAGCAGCAGGGCGTTCACCGCCGATGGTCGTACCAGCAGCCGTTGCGAGTTGTGTGGCCAGATCACGGTCCGAGCGAAGCAGTGCGCCTTGCTCAGTGAGGTTCCAGCCATCACCAGAGAACGGGTTCTTGCCGCCGTTGACGCCATCGAGAGCGCCACCAGCGCCGCCACCAGTAGAAGCAGGCCACCAGTGAGGGCGAATTTTCTGCATCTCTTTCATGAATTGCTTGATGTCCGTTCCAGGAGTTACTCCTTGGGCATCAGCCTTCACGATCCAAGCGCCGGTGGTTTCGTCCTTCTCGAGGAAGCTGGCCGCAACCAGTTCAACGTCTGCGATTGCAGTCCCATGGACCTTCATCTCAGCGGCAATCTTGCGAACAGCTTCATTGCGCGAACCAGTGGTGATCGTGCCGTTCAGCTTGTCGTTGTCGGTGGTCAGTTCAGTGTTCTTTTCGGTAAGATCGTCGATCTGGCGTTGCAGTGGTGCAGTCTTCTGAGCGATGCGCCCTTCAACAATCTTGTTGATGGCTTCGTCATCCAGCTTGCCGCCGTTCGCAGCTTCCAGTTCGGCGATGCGGTCCAAAGTGGCCTGAGTTTCTTCAGGGTTCATGTCTTTGAACGGCTTGAATTTCGCTTTCAAAGCAGCGTGATCTTCACGCTCTTTGCGCAGACCTTCCTGGACACGATCAATGTCACCTTGGGTCTTCATGCCGTTGATACCAGTCAACGTCGCTTTCCCGTCGGTAATCGTATACAGTTTTTCAAATCCCGCTGGGATCTTGGTCGCGTCTTCGTAAGTAAGTTCCAGTTCCATAACCGGTCTCCATTATATTGCGGTCCACGCCGCAGGTTAACTAAGGATCATTCCTTAGTGGTCTTAGCTTTGTTACGAGCGGATTTATCATCATCCGTATCATCGCCATCTTCGTTTTGATCCGCACCAGCCATGTCGGGTTTCTCTGGTGTCGAGAATGGGTGATCCTCAGACTCCTCCAGCTTTGCCGCTGCCTGCTCCTCTTCAAATGTGAGAGAAGTGATCTTACGCTTGCGAGCAAGATCATGGAGAGACTTGGCACTGATTGGGAAGCCCAAGGTGCGAGCAGTTGCCATTTCAACCATTGTCTGGCCTGTGAGTGGCGACTCGCCGAATTCTTTGTTGGGTGTGACCTTCACCTCGTCTGGGTTCTCACCCATCCAAATAGCACATGTCTTCAGGATGGCTTCGAGAGCCATTGCACCTGCATCAGCGACTTGGTTCAGGTCTGCTGTGCGGCTGGCCACACGGATACGCATACTGTCGCCGCTCTCACGCTCGCGGCTGGTGCTGTCTAGGGTCTGTGCACCCATCGTACCAGCACGGCTCTCAAGGCTGTTAATAGCCTCACGCTGTTCCTGGAGACCAGTGCTTTGAACACCGACATATTTCGCATCTGCGCCCGAAGGAAGATCAATTCTGGCACCAGCGCCAGTCCGGACCTTATCGTCCTCTTCGAAGTTACCACCAGTCGTTACGAAGGTATCTTGACCCTGCATGAACAAATTCTGGCGATAATCAGCATCTGCGCGATATAGCGTCAGGCAGAGGTTACTGAGGTCCAAAAGAACCGGATCATCAGGCTCTGCGACTACATCAACCGAATTTACTATCACAAACGGGATTTGATCCAGTTCTCGGCCTTTATAGGACGGTCTTATCATTCCAGTCTTCACAAAAGATGTATTCTGGAACAATCCCTGCTGATAGGTGCCGTTCGGCTCATTTTCATCCGGTTTGCCGAGAATTAGGACACGATGCTGCGTTGTTCGGTCCCACATGAAGTTGTCTTTGCGAATGTGGGTTGTTTCGTCCAAAATCACCATATTTAGCGAGTCTTGAGTAAGATCAGTGGTTCCGACGTCCCAATTGATAATACGTTCGGCTCCATACAACGCCAAAATCGGTTGATCTGGACCATCTCCAGCAACAATCGGCAAATCAGCCATAAGACCACAACGGCCGATGAGAAGCTGCTCTGCATTGATGCGTCGGAGGAAATCTTCCAGTTTTTCGCCTTTGGAGGAGCGAATCCCTTCCATTCCCTTGGGCAGTTCAATCTTCGGAGGCTGATTGTGCATCATGCCGACTGCCATCTGCACGGCTTCGCGCACAAAGTTGGAATATCGGGCTCTCATCTTGTATGCTTCGTAAGCAGCATATCCAAGGGCGTTCGAATCGTTCCCGCCATAGCCATCTTGATAGTGGCCGGACGTGGCTGGCAGATAAGTCGTGTTTTGCGACTTGATCCGCTTCTCACCTTTGTACGTATCGCGCATCTGCTTCCAATCAGGAAGGTGCTCGGTATACGACGGGTGAGTTTGAGCGAGAGAATTATCCATGAAGAAGAACATACCTCTATCCAGCGCCTTTGACAATCATTTTTTGTCTCCTGACGCCTAGTGGGTGCCTGTCGTGGTTCCGGTGGTTCCGGTTTGCCCAACAGAGCGAATAAAATAGCGAACCTCGTCAGCGACGTGGTCCTCTGCCTCAGTATTGATGTCATCGGGGTTCTTTTCATCCCGAGGGAGTACTGGCAAAGTCTCAATAAATGCCGTGCAGTTACTGAAGACGTACAAAGCTGGCTTCTCCCGAGGGAAAATAGCGATAACTTCGTTGTCAGGTCCCAATTTTTGGTTTGGACCAGCGTTCCGAATGCGTTGTCGCACTTGGGTCCACCCTGTGACACGAGATCCGGGACGTTTATCGGCCGCAATCCACTGAATTCCGGGATATTTGTTCCCATCGCCCAGTCGTACCTTGATTTTCATATCCGTGGCGATACAATTTCCGTTTTCAGCTGCAAATATTTGCGAGTCAGCAACGCCTGCCTTGACACGACACCAAGTGGTTCCTCTTTCTCGCCATCCCCACTCCATTTCTCGCTGAACAATCCCTTCCGAGATCTCCGAGGCGAGAATATTAAGCCCTTCGTTCGGCTTATTGTTGTGACAGCCGTACCATTCTCGAATGCGAAATACATCTCCCCGAATGGTGCTTCTCCAACTTCCATCCCGTAGCTGTACGTCTTCTCCATTGCTGATTGCCCACCAGCCCACAGAGAAAGGCTTTGACGCGCCCCAGTCAAAACTCCTCGTAATCTTCCAATTATCAGGAATATGGAACGGCTGGAGAACATTGTACTTAGGATCCCATACATCATCGAACATGCCGCCGGAGACGATATCCCAAGAGCCGTCCAGCCAAGCCTTCTTCTGGGCTTCGTTATCCGCTGACGCGGCGATTTTCTGTTTATATTCTGGATCCGCCTCAAGCAGCACGATATTCTCATCGATGTGCGACTTAATGCTCAACCGAGCAGGCTCACGAGCACCATCTTCGTCCATGATATCCTTGCGGACCACCATGTTCAGGCTCTGTGGCTTGAAACGATTCTTCACCCAATTGTGTCCCGGACCACTAGGGTTCGTTGTGGCCCGACACATACGTGGCATCCCCTTTTGCGAGGAGCGGCAGGTGGACATCATCTTCTTATATCCCTTGTCGTTGGGCCAGTTGCAGAGTTCTTCCCATCCAATCCATGGATACTCGTGACCGTGATAGTTATCATAGTCACTTTCTTTGGCAAACTGACGGAGAAGCAATTGCTCTCCAGTAGCGAAAGTCCACGTATGTTCGGAGTGATTGAACTTTGCGTCAGGCCAAATCTGCGGGATCCATTTCTTCGTCTTGGAAATAACGTCGGTCAACTGTTTGTAGGTCTGCCGAAACAGAATTCCCTTCCACGCAGCGCCATATCCCTTGTCTACGTGCATACAGAAGGACATCAGCAAGCTATCAGTCTTGCCGCCGCCCCGCGTACCCTCAAAGAGGACCTCGAAGATCGGTGTGGAAGCGAGGAACGCCTCCTGAGATCCAGGCATTGGCCTCCAGATCACATTCTTTGGATATTGTTTCATAGATGTCAATGTAATTTAGATAAATCACATTGGCAAGCCTCAAACTCTGGCGATTTGTCGTGTATCGCCATGTAATGCCAGTTCGGACAGAAGTGTACGTCCTTCTTTCCTTGCTCCTTATAGAGATGGAGTAGTTTCGCTTCGTGATCGTGGTTCTCGGTCGTCATTATCGGCAAATCAGCCATCTTAAGTGACCTCGCTGGATTGTTATGAGCGTGGATCAATCTTACTATGCTCTTCGGGCTGACATGTAAAGCATTTTGTTCAATGACTGTTCGCTTAGTGACTGGGATATCATAGTGGTCTCTATGGAACCAGTGCTTCCCGAGGCCGATCTGCGCGGCCATCATGTGAAGGTGTGGAATTGAGTATGGAAGGCAGACAAGGTGGCGACGACCGTCACTCACTAGGTGCTGGATAGGTCTGTGAATTCTCAATTGAGGGTCTCCATGCAGTGCTCACAGACCGTATCGCCTGTGGTGGCGCAGATTGTTGTTTCTTCATGAGGACACATGATGGGTCCATTCGTAAATCTGATGTCTTCGATATTGATCCAGCGAACCGTCTTCTTTCTCTCAACATAGTGCGGCTGATATGAAGCCGTGGTCTCAACATTGAAATCCTTGTCTAGCCCAAGAAGGTGGCAGTATCCATAATCCGGATTTTGTGACAAAACGAGCCAGAAGCCGGTTCCTCTGCGACTGAACATCTTGCCGACTAGGCTACGTGTATCTGACATGCCGAGCAACCTCCTGATCTCGGATCTTGCTCGTTGCGTAGAACGTGACTGGAATGAGGCTCATAGCAGCGTCGCAATCCGGTCCAGCTTCGACTGAGCCTCGCCTGCTGTTTCGAACTGCTCCGACAGGATACGCTGGATCTCCTCGGAGTTGTCCTGTACGGGTGTCTTCTTCACGGTATAGTCGTCGCTCGCATAGAATGCGTCATACCACTCGATCACCTCGTTGGCGTTCTTCTCGTTGTCCACGACCAACTCATGCTGGCGTCTCGCAGTCCCGTTTCGGAAATTAAGTTTAGTCTTCATCATATGCACCTTTCGTCGTTGCCTTCCCAATCAATATAGCGATAGCGCCCGTTGTCCCGCTGCACATGCAGAGCCATGAAGTGCCACATAGGGATTTCTGTCGTCGGGTGCTGCCCTTCCTTTATGAGCATCGCATTGTCAGAGATGGGCTGATAGATCACCTTCACAAGAAACGCTCCGCGAAAGTAAACCTTCCCACGGTCGTGATTCATGTTCCCATACCACCAATCGTGACACTGCTTCTGCAGAGACATATGCGTCTCCACGCTAATTTCGAGAACATGCGCTCCCTTCTTACTGTCCCAATCAATATCCTCCATGGCTTTGTTCCACAGATCATCGATAACTGTCGCAAAATTCACTTGCATCAGAATTTGATCTCCTCAAAGATTTGTAGGACATCTTTTCTCTGTGGCTCAAGATCCATAGACCTTATTCCCCACTCATAGACATGTCCAAGACAACTATCAGATAAAATCCTCGGTCATCTAGATAAGTCACCTTGCGACGTATCCCACCTTCCATCACTTCGGAAACGACATCTAGGTGACTCGCTTCTTTCCATTTCATATTTTCTATCGATACCACTGGGTTTTTCCTTTCATAATCGTACCCAAGGGCGGTCGCGCGCCATGGGTTCAAAAATCTGTTTAGGCTGATTTTGTCAGGTCCACTTCTTCCTGCTCTTTAATCCACGCTTCCAGCATCGCATCATGCAGATTGTTGCCGAAAGCATTCAGGGGCGGGGTCGCAGTCTTCTTTCTGTCAATCATCGCGGCCAGTAGAACTTTGAACTGCGTTCGTGTCATAGTTACTTGCATGTTACTAATCCAGATCCCTATTAGTTGTCTGATATGTTTTTATTTTAGCGGGTTGGGTTTCGGGTGACAAGTGTTTTGTGTCTTTCTGGGGATTTGAGGAATGTGGTCTAACTCCCGCTACGCGGGGCGACATGTAGCGCAGTCTCTCTCGTGGCCGTTGGTGGGGTGGGGCCAGCTTGCGCTGGCCCTTGGTGCCTTGTGCCTTGTGTTACTTGGTTGCCACGAGCCAACTTTGGTTAGTGTTGGCCATCCACGTAGGCATATTATGCGCGGCCCATCCACCGCGTGGCGGCGCAACGCTGCTAGCCGCTGCACCCGCTACCAGCGCGGCCTTGAACTGTGCCAGCGTAAAGCCTTTGGGGTGCTCCTTGGTTAAGCTGTTGGCCACGGCCTGCGCGTAAGCACGGTGTGTACCGGGGCGCACAGGTGGCATGGTGCCAGCCACAAACAGGGGTGCTTGTGGTGCTGCTGCCTGCGCTGCCTTGGTGCCTGTTGCGGCCTTGGTGGTGGCCACTGTGCCGCTACCTGTTGCGGCTGTTGCGGCTGTTGCGGCTGGTGCCTTGCGCTTGGTTGTGGTGCGGGTGTTTGTTGCTGTGGTAGCCATTTTAAATTTACCTTTTGGTGTGTGTGCTTGGCGTTAGTGCCTTGCTACACTTATTAACTTAGGACCTGCCAAGGCATATGTAAAGTAAAAAATACACAAAATTCGTAAACAGTGTGTTTCCGCATTAGCGTGCAATCCGCCTTAGTGTTGCCGCATTTGTAGTGCATAACAATAATGCAACCAAAACAAAGGAACACAAAATGTTTAACCGCTTGTTTAAGAAACCCGCCCCCGCTACTACTGCACCCGACCGCGCCTATGTAAAGGATAGTTATACGCAAAAGGTTATTTATACCGGAACCGTTGCTGCCTGCCAGCGTTACGTTAGTACCTTTGGGCTTTGCTATGTGGAGGCCTTTTAATATGGTGAAATTTGTATTACTGCTGACCCTTTGGAGCGCGGATACACCGGTGCCAGAGGTTTACGTTTTGGACAGTGGCATTACCGGACAGTATTGCATAGAGATGCTTTTGGAAAGCTATGCGCCGGACAGCATAGGGGTGCTGAGTTGTGAAGTTGACCAAGCATTTGAAAGCTGACCAGCCCAAAGAGGGCAAGCCCTGCCGAGAGGCGGGGCTTTTTGACGACCGAGAGAAAGAGACGGAAAGAGAGAGACCAGTCTTCTTCTTCTTTCTCGGATTTACACTGTCGGCGAAAATCCGTCGGGGATAATCGGTGTCGGCGATTGACGAAAACGAAGACAGACCTATTCCTGCCGATACCCTCTCGGATACTGACAGTCGGCGATTTTTCCACCGGACGATTAATCTTGAGGATTATGCAGCAAATGGATAACGTCTTCTACCTTCTCGCAGCCCATGCCATCGTAATACTCTGCTTGCTCTATCGCAGTGCTCTCCCAATCCAGATACGGTGAACCACCATCCCAGACCAGAAACTCTTGGTTGTTGTCGTCCCAAGCACAAAGCGTGTCCAGACCATAGACCTCTCCCGTCTGAGAGAGCAAGGCATAGGTGCGACCATTGTGATCGACGATAGCTGGTGGAGTGAACTGTAATGCAGGAGCCTCTTTTTTGAGTGCTTGCATTAAGTCGAGAAACTCTTGTGGGTGTGACATTAGCTTATCCTTGGGTGGTAGTACGTTATATACTCAGAGTAGCATGTGGCTCCGAGTTAGACAAGTTTTACTTGTCATCTAAAGACAACTTTATTTCCAGTTATTTCCAGAAGAAAAGGAAGAAGAAGACGAATAACCATGCCGACAGCATCTCAGGGATAATCGGTGTCGGCGAAACCGACTATCCCTTGGACGAATGCTTACTTAGGAAGTTCGCCTGTGGCGATGTAAGTGGTGAGCGCTGCGAGATCGGCGAATTTTATACCGCCTAAGACTTCTGCGTTTTCGAGGATGGAAATCTCCCAATTGTAGGCGGGATCCTCTCCGTCCCAATACAGGTAAACGCCATTGAGATCGTCCCATGCTACGAGCGCTGGCTGGCCTGACTGCGAGGGGCAATGGCCGAAGCTGAAGAAGTAGTACCAGCGACCCCCATTCTCTACGATGTGTGGGAATGAAGCATAGATCTTCTCGTTTGCTGCCCATTGGGCAATAGTAACGCCGAGATCCATGAATTCTTGCGGGCGATAAGCCAGCGTGATATTTGTGTTTGTGGACATGTTGGTAGCCTTTATATTAAGTTGTGAGTTAATATAACATGTAGAAGGTCCGAGAGACAAGTTCTATTTGTCATCTAAAGACAAACAACTTTATTTCGAAGATGAGGAAGACAGAGAATCCTACAGATCTTCAATCCGACAGATCGTGTCGGCGAATTCTGTAGATGGAGTCCGTCCTGGAGACCGAATCGGATTGATCGTGTCGGCGATTTTTAGCTTTCGTCATCTGAGCCCAAGAGAGGAGCCTCCGGCGTCACATCCTTCGCCGCTCCAAAACGCTTCTCCCAATCGTCAATGTCTTCCATCTCGGCAGGTGCGATCATGACACCGCCAGAGTGGTTCACTGCGATCTCCTGTTTATCTCGATATCCCTTGTCGTGCTTCTTCAGTTCGAGCTCGATGAGGCGGATAGGATAGATTGTCTCTTCGGAGACGAGGTTGCCGTTCCGGTCGTAACTCTTCTTTGTCGTCCCGTTGAACAACAGGTTTTGATGGTGTCCAATCAGCTTGTCTTGATATTCCTGCTCTTGCATGTAGAGGGCCTCGGCGAACTCTTCATCATCTTCCATCGCCTTGCGAACTGTCTGCGGCGAAACTCCGGCTGCGGCTGCGCTCTCACCCATCCGTCCCCATTTCGCATACTCCAACAAGAAGATCTCCTTGGCCTTATCGTCGAACTTTATACGAGACATTCTTATCTCGGTCCGCCACTCTCCAGTGACGTCGTCGTATATATCCAGTTTTTGGACTTTCGATCCTCGGCTGATCAAACTCCGTGGCCTTTCACGCATACGGAATTCTTCGTCGTATTTCTGAGCATAGTCTTCGATTTCGTCGGCCATCTGTTCTCTCATCTATGTGCGTGTGAGGGAAGAATGTGAAGATCCCTCCTTAAACAGTTAGCATCCCAGCCCAAGGAAAGCAAGCTAAACCTCTCAGTAGAGTCAAGTAGAGTCAGCCGTTATTTCCAGAATTTCCGTCAACCTGTTGTTCTAACTACCCTAATTCATAATATTTATTATAATAAAATAATAAAATAACTGACTCCCCTAACTTTACCACCAAGTCCCAGCAGCTACGCTGAGCAACCCGCTTCTTGGGCTTCCAACCCGAATTATAACTTACCCTTTTAATTCTCATGAGAAATACCTGTTGCAACAGGCACTTAAACCGATATATCATTAAGTTCGTTAAACACATAAAGGGCGCTTTTGCCTCCCCTTAGACTAAGGAAACATATCGAATGGCTCAATATCTAAATCAGTTTCAACCCCGTCGTGACCAGAAGGATATGATGTTCAGGACGCACCCAAGACTGGCCCAACAGAGAGGAAGACTGTACCGCTCATGCGAATTACCGAACATGATCACACAGATCCAACTCTATAGATACACGTTCGATGACCATTTCGCTACACAGATTGCGATTTCGGACCTGCATAATTATCTGGTCGGAAGGGTTCCATTTATTTCCAAGAAACACCTTGGTGGAGCAGTGCTGAACGCGCTTGACTACGACCCTCGTAAATTGAAGGGAGTTACCAAAGAAAACGACAAGGCAACGATGACTTATATCTTTGCAGGTGGTCCGCTTGAATTGCGCTATGGTTTAGAATGGATGATCTGCGCATGGTATAGAAGATTTTTAATGAGCGAAGGCACGCACGAAAGCGATTTGGACACTCCAGAGAAGATGGCGTGGGAACTGGACCTCTTGGGTACAGAAAGCCATGAAGATTATATTCAGGATGTTCTTGGGCCTCTCCGACGGATGGAAGCGGTATATCCAGAGCCTGATTGGAAGACTTTGATGCGACAAGCTGCGATCGGTAATCACGACCGTAAAGCAGATTATGATCTAGTTATGGGAGACCCACCTAAGGATTTGTCTGACCGAGCAACAGGACTAACACTCATCTCGCAATGATAACTCCATCCCGCGCTCGTGTCATACTCAACGAGCGCGGTTCCATATTCATAGGCAGACGGGTAATACCCCAAGGGGACGACCCATTCTCTGGTGGGAGACAACGCGTCCACCACTTCATGGAGCAAGATAGTCACTGTCTCGCAGAACCTTCTCCACAAACTCAGTGACAGCCGGACCAGCCTTCTCTGGGATATCTGCATCCGGATAGTCTTTCACCAGAGCATCACGCATCTGTGTCCACAGCACTGTTCGACGTATGTTATGAACTGACATCAGTTCAGCGCCTTGTTCAAGATATCGGAGAGGCTGTCGCCAGCATCGATCTGCGTTTCCCATGAGGCTCGTTTCCGAAGGTCTGCAAGTATCTGCGTCGTCAACTCTGCGATACGGTCCTCACATTCCTGCGCCTTGTCACGGCGCTCCATCTTCAACTCCAGCTGAAACTGAACGAAGCGGAACTGGAGTTCCCCATGGGCCTTTTCGACCTTTTCACGTAAATCACACATTTCACACATATTCTAGGACCCCTCTGGTGCCGTTGGTGGTGCAGTGGTGCGGGGCGCTGCATCCAGCGCGTCCGTAGAGCCTCTGTAATGGTCCCTGACCATCACTTTGAGGGCGTTGTGCGCTATGCGTAGCGAGGCATCACTGCCTGAGATTAACTTTATCTCCAGACCAGTCGGTTGATGCACCATCTTCACCTTATCGAACACAAAGTTCGGCACTTTATCTACCACGGTCATGTGTTCAGCATCCTTGTTATGTTGTTCGCCATGCCCTTGCAGAACATACGGAGGTCTTCCCGTTCACGACGCAGTATGTCATTCTCCAAAGTTATCTCGGCCATCATGACCATCCCTGCTCCTACTGCTTCTTTCAGCGTGGGGTAAGGATTGAGAATTCCATCGTGATACACCTGACCGAGACCGGCGAGTGCCTCGTTCTTGGGTTTCTTGTGTTGATCCCACAGGTCCAAGGCAGCAGCGATCTCTTCATGCGTTCTGCCCATATAGAGTTTAGTCATCCAATTGCTCCTGTATCTTGGGAGCGAGGCTTTCAGACACCTCACGTTCCCATGCGTCACCCCATCCACAGTATTCGTGATGGTCAAGGCTTTCTTGTAGGACCTCCTTCAATTTGGATATCCTCCCAGCGGCGTATTCGAAGGCTCGCCTCGCTTGGGTTTCTGTATCTTCCGGAACGAAGCCTGCTTTCTTAGCCAGTTCAGCCCACGGTTCTCCGTCGTACAGTCCCATCAGCGATGCTCCTTGAGGCGACGCCACAGGTAGTCTGCCCACATCCAGATGATTGCGGCATCAATGGACATAAGGAACCAGTCACCATTCTGCCAGTCGGTCCACAGCATATATGGCCCAATGACACAGGAGCAGGCGATTGCGAATATGATCAGTGCGAATTTAGGCTTCCACATCATTAGTCTCCCATTTATACTTCTTGTCTTTACTTAGATCTTGCCAAAATTTAAGATCTTCTTCTGGTCTATTAGTGAGAAATTCTTCCCAACCAGTCCAGATCATTTCCCAGTCACTGGACGGAAAGCATCCGTTATAGCAGCGACGCTGAGATCCAGGACGAGCGACACGTTCCAGCCTCTTACAGTAGATAGTCCCCAGGATTTCTTTCTTGGGTTCTGGAACGTGTCTTCCACTCATTTCCTTACGCCACTTGTCTAGTGCTGGAGTATCACTTAACATAGTGAGGCAACCTCTCTTCATCCACCTTGCCAGTGCTGACAATCGTTGTCCACGACGTGTAGACCTGCAAGTCCACGAGCGGGATCTTTGCAGAACACCATGTCGCTCCATCGTTATCGGACCCAAGGAAGAGGCCACACCCAACGAAGGCGACGCCGTTCAGTTTCCAGACTGGCCGTCCAGGCTTGAGAGCAGCTTCTTCATCGACCAGCAGGTTGTCACCCTGCGGGAGAATGAGGCCGACCTGTACGATCTCGACGCGATGTCCTAACCAGGACATTGCATTGTAAACTGACTGGATATCATTCTTCTTGATGATAACCTCTTCGATGGTCTTGATATACGGATTGATCACTACTCCACGCATGGGCGTATCTCCATTCTGTTGTCGAACCCATCAGCATAGAATGCTGTCACGAACTCATTAGGGAATTTAGTGTTGACGAGGATCTCCTCGCAATTCTGCACAATGGTATCATCGGCGCGAGAAATGCAGCCTTTGATCCGCTCGGTGGTGGCGCAGGCGACCCCGCGTCCACCGCATTTAATGATCAGCAAAAACATCATAATTCCACCTGCTCACCGTTGTGACCTAAGGCCTCGATCTCAAACATAGCATTCGGGTGGGGACCGTTGAATTTCCACCCGTCGCGCTGGTCTTTCGCAGCTTTAATCAGGTGTCCATCATTACAGTCGTTCAAGATATTGAACCACGGCATTGTCCTGAACTTCGACGTGGTGGTAATCGTGTTCAGCAAGCGACGGGGAGACTGTGCTCCTTTTTCACGGATCCACAATTTTACTTCTGAGATGTCATGTGTCATGATAGTCCTTTCAGTCCGGTGTTACCATCGATCATGTCGTTGGCAAAGAATGCTGTCTTTTCAGCCAGTGCGACGGCCTGCTTCAACGTGAACCTGGATCTTTTTACACCAGCCTTTGAGTGTGGAGGCGCGTCCGAGATTAGGATCGAACGGAAGTTTCAAATCTGTGAGAATATTAATCTCATAATGTACCGCTTGAGTTTCCAATTCAGCGGCGAGATTACGGTCATCACACTGAATAATGTCGCGGACAGAACGAGCGCCTGTGTCCTCGTCACGTCCAAAGATAATGATGCGGCAATCTGTAGAAAACTCCAACACTTCCAAAATAATCTGGTGGGGTTGGTCTGTATTGCAGAAAGTTATCTGTGTCATTTGGTAGCCTTTTGTTGCTATACTAAGAGTATAGCACAAGAAGCAGGGCGAGACAAATTCTACTTATCCCGCCCTGACAAGTTATTGTAGACGGTTCGCTTCCAGGATTGGAATCCCCGCTTCGGTCGGGATATAAATCACCTGTCCGGCGCTACCTTGCTCTTCCAGCATCCGGATGTACAGATACCGCAGATAGGCTTCTGGACCGCCGAGACCTTCGGCCAGCGCAAGGTTCGACTTCGCCGCGTACTCAGCGCGAGTGAGCTCGGCCTGCCCTTCCAATTCAGCGGCATCTGCCTTCGCTTGGGCTTCCCGAACCCGCACTTGCCTAGAGAATTCTGCCTCAGCAAGGAAGGGTAGGCCAGACATTTCAGCGCCCCAGACTTGGACCGTCTTGTAGCCATACCAGACACCAGTAAGTCCAGCAACAAACATCACACTGACAATAAACACTGCGAAAGTCTCAAATACTTTTTCCATCTTCTATCTCCGTTATTGCCCAAAGGGAAGCGGATGGTCCGCTTCCCTCGTTGTCTTACGACGCTGTTTCGATGTTGAACGCAGCAGGCCATTGATGACGCAGCGGCTTGTTCTCATCACTGGCATCATATAGCTGCATGAAATCGACCATCTTGCCTTCCTGACGACTACGCATAATCATCCGCGAAGTCGGGATCATCATGCTGGCCAGAATGCGCTTCTCGAGGTTACCGAAATCTACACCAATCAACTGGTGATCGTACAGCCGTTCAATGAAATTTCCGGACACAGTGTCTTCCGGGACACCATTCTTGAACCGTTCGGCGAGATCCATGGGATCCATGTCCTCGAACTCTTTCATCCGGCGCTTGATCTTCTTGGCGCGGTGCTTGTGATTGCGCTTCGCAGCCTTGAGTTCATTGGCGTGGCGTTCCCTGATCGCTGCTAGTGAAGCATCGCGGTCACGATCTTGCTTTGCCATTGCGATGTCGGCTTGCGTGGCGATGTCGGCAAGGATGTCCTCGTTCATCGAGCACATTGCTTCCATGCCTTTCTTCGCGTTTGGTGTGTGACCCATTTATCTCTCCTAGGTTATGGGTTTCTACTTTCCAGTCATCCGTTTCATGATGTCTGCGATGTTTGCGTCTTTGATACGCTTCACCTCGAGTTGCAGATCAAGCTGGTCGTCAACCAGTTGGTGCATCTTGACCCGGATCTCTTCCTGCTTCGCGGGATCGTCGGCCTCAACAGCCACATCGAATTCCATCAAAGCGATCTTGCTATGCTTAGAGATAGCCTCTCCTCGCTGTGCAATTTCCATCAGTTTCTCTACGTCTGTAGCCATCTTTAGTTCCTTTGCGGTAGCGTGGTGGTAATAGGTGGGCGGGGACACGTGGGAGGACCAGTGTATGCACCGCCAGACGCGTCCCCCTTGCTGCCGTAGGCTACCACACCAGCCAGCAAGGGGAGACGGTCCCAGACCGCTAATAAGCGGTCCGCAATAGCCGCGCTTTATAGTCCCGTGAGCACAAGCGCGGCTGTTCCGTTCTAGAAAGGGTAAAGCAATCAACTGTTTTCCACAGGACTTCCTTACCGTTCCTTAAATACTTACGTTGAACCTCCCCCGATGGGAGAACTCTTACGGTCTTGGGCCTGTTATAACGAACGCGGCTCCGAGACCATAGTTTCATTCAGTCACCACTCTGCGAGCGCGGTTTTCATACGTTGCTCGCTTCCAGGATGGTTGCGTTTGGATTTCCACAACCTTAGGTTCAGTATAGGACTGGCCGTTGTAGACCCGCCAATCGAAATCGTAAGCTGGTGGTGGCGTAGGCACGAAGTCATTCGTAGCAGAACAGCCAGCAGCTAAAAACAGTATCGCTAATAAACGCATTGATGATCACCGTTATTGTTCCTAGGACCATACAGCCCAAGGCAAGAGTTATGGCTCCACCTTCTGGAACCTGTCTACCGCGCCAAAGTACGATGCTCATTAAGACAATGAACCAAATCCACGCAGTGATGAAAATCTCGAGTCCTACCCGTATGATGTCACACAAATAATTCTGCTTTCTCTGGCCATCTTGAAAGGAATGGTTCCTCGGCGCAGGTTTTCAGCCAGCTTTCCGCTTCTCCAAGGAATATCTCTTGATGTTCGTAGCTCTCGAACAAGTGGCCGCTCACTGCTTCCACATAGTCGTTCAAATTCCACGGCCAGCGATCCGTATCCATACGCATCCAGTCTTGGACTTTATCCTTGGTCGGTGCTGGCTGGCCCATGTTTGTGTGACCCATGATAGCGGCGGCACAGAGAGTACGTTTGCGAAGGAGACCCTCATAGGTCTTCCGCATGTTGCGAACAGTAATCTTCCCACAGTTAGGAATGCGACCAAGCTGACCATCTGTCTGATCATGCATGATTTCCATGAAGTTACTCAAGGTGATGGGATTGTCTTCTTTATACTTCACCCATTTAGCGTACGACATTACCTTGAGAACCTCGCAGTGATAGGTGTTGGTAAGACAATTCATGGCGCGAACGCCGAGGAGTGGTAACATATCCATTAGATCACTCCCGCCAAATCAAGGCAAGAACGGACAGTGTTCGTTGCGCATTCGTCGCACCAGTTGGCACGAGCATCTGGTTCGCAGTCCTGTGTTCCTTTGCAGCTTGTGCAAATTCCAGGAACGATACTATCGAAGACGTTATCTTCCAGCATCTGCATTGTGTCTGGGTATCCCTCAGCCTCAGCCAAGTCTTCCAGCAAGTTTTGGTCAGTGATGTTGTTCATGGTAGCCTCTTAATTAACCTGCAACCAGTATGCACTAAAGAGGCAAACAATGACCAGTTCTATTTATCCAGAGACAACTGCTTCCCAATCTTCGTACTCAAACATCTCTTCGATGTAAGTCTCTAAGATCAGGATTGTTTCGAGACAGTTCTGCCTTCCAAGATCAGGACGGAATAGTACGCCAACTCGAAACTTGAGCGGTCCTTCCATCAGTTCTTGTTCGCCACGCCATCCAGGAAGTTGATCACCCAAGGGAGGTCCATTGTAATGGCCGACACAGGTGAACGGCGTCTTCCCATATCCAGGAGACTGGTTCCAAAAGCCGACACGTAGTCCAGCAGATATATGCACGTTGTTCACCATGTTGATTTGATAGTATCACCCACGCTAGGCGGGTGACAACTTCATTTTGCTATGACTTTTTCCACAGCTGATTAATCGTAACTTCCGTGAAATCCGGAGGATTGAGTTCTTGCAGACCCGCTCTTTTTCGCAGTTAATCTTAGTCATGGTCAACCTCTTGTTCAGCAGCCCATTCGAAAGCATTGTTCACCACGTCAGCGCCGCCAGGAAAGAACGTGGTGAATTGTGTCTCAGTGAGTTCCAGTCTCGTTTGGGTTCCGTCATCCGTTTCACCGTGATCGATATCAATAAGGATGATGCAGGTTATCTCAAACTCAGCAGGCCATCCCGGTTCTCCAGGATCATTAAGCGAGTGCATGACGGGAGCCTGTTCTGGCTCGGTCATCACCAAGTCCACATGACAGAGAAAGGCTTTACAGTCACCTTCCAATCCATCCTCGGTATAGACCGTGAACTCTTCAAATTCAAAGGTAAAGGAACTCAATGGAAGTTCTCCTTCAAGTGAGCGGTGATGTCCTCGGCCGCCTGATGCAACTCGCTGACTTTGTACTTCTTACCAGTGATCGCACCAGCCATGTCAGCGGCCTTGCGCTTGGTCATCCCGCGCTGTGTCATGCCAGCATGGAGCAGGCGGCAGACGCCTCTCACTTGGGCAATGTGGAAATGTTCGAACTGATGTGGTTCAATAATGGTCGTCATGGTAGCCTCCTAAGTTAATAGAATAAGTATAGCCCAAAGAGGCTACCATTGACCATCTCTTTTTATCGGTCGTTTAGATACTCGGTGTTGATCTCTTCATTTGGATCAACTTGCACAAAGCGAGCAATCTCGAAGAACTCGCTGCAAGGGCGGGTCCACGTAGGAAAGGACAACGGGCCATCATGTTTATACACCACGACAGGGATCAGGGTTGCCTCTTCAACAGCAAAGGCAATGATCTCGTATAGATCGTTGGTCTTCTTGTGTCGCCAGTAACCGAACTTCGGAACGTACTGTGAACTTGGATCAGGTATAGTCATGGCTTTCCCTTATCAATTTCTTTAAGTAGTTCTTGCGCAACTGCATCAGATATCTTCCATCGAACAGGTTCCATCGCGATTCTCTCATAACTTAGATACCATTGATCAAGATCATCCAATTCTATACGTAGATGACGCCATGTATTTCTAGGATCTTCTATACTTCTTATAAATCCAACGTAACTCAAAACGGCGTCTCCAATTCACCAAGTTGTTCAAAGATCTGGCTATCAATATCCTTCTGACCAGTGTCCCGCAATGCTGAGACAATACGGTCGATCATTGGCTGCGACAACTTGACTTCCTTGAACTTCTCTTGGGTATCCTCCTCAACTCGACTGTCATAAAAGGATTTCATCCGCTTGGGCAATGCTCCGCCGGAGTGATAACGATAGCCCACCCGAGCGACGTAGGTCGTACCATACTCACCATAGTCTGTATCCCAAGGAAGACCCACTTCCCAACAGCTATCGTCCTCGGCATCCATGATCTTGTCAAGCACGCTGACATCAGTGAGTGACTGAAGAGCCTGCATGACATTGATCTGATCAGAGTATGGCCATTTAGAAGTCCGGTCCTCGGTTAGCTGAACACGGCTTGTGAAGTTATAGGTGAACATCGCAGGCTTGTCCATATCGGTAACACGAAGTCCACGATAGAACACATGATTGGATGGAGCATCGTAGACTTCGCAGCCACCGAACTCAGCCAGCAGAGTGAGACCCTCAGGCATGAAGATCACCTCGTCGTTGTAGGCGTTCTCCATCTCTGGACATTCAATACAGATCAACGTCTTACCTTCGTGACCATAGTTGTCTTGGTTCAACCAAGACATTCCAGAGGGTGTCTCATCATCAGGTATAAAGCTGTGACCTGCTTCGTCACGTGTGTTGCTCTCCAGTTCACGGACAGCCATCCACGGCTCCCAGTGCTTGCCGAGTTCTGTCGTGAAGGCCAGTTTCTGATAGGACCAGCGTTTCAGCGGAGAGTTGCGTTTCCGCATCCGGATAAAGCCGAATTCTTTGCCACGGAAGTCGTCATCCTTGACGTAGAATTCATATTCGGTTTCGCCCAAGAAGAGGCGAAAGGTGCCACCTAGACGGAGTGTGACAGCGATAGCGTATTTGAGACCAGTTCCGAAAAACCCTATCGGCGATTCTCCAAGTTTCACGTTGATACCGAACGTGGTCGCCGCTTCCAGCGGCATAAGTCCGTCGTTTTGAAATACTAGCATTAAGCTTCTCCCTTAATTGCTGCGGCGAGCATTGTCTGGCGGTTCTCAGTGGCCAGTGCAAAGGCTTCATCGCTGCGGCGTTTACGTTCAGTTATCCAAGCATCCATGATCTTAGTTTGACCACGGACAATTTCTGCTGCTTCTGGGTCAACAATTTTGATATCCCAAACGAGATCACCAGACAGACGAACGGCGACTTCTTCAAACTGAAAGTCGAGAAGCCAGTTCTGTTCACCTTCGAACATACACTGGTCAGATCGGTAGGAGAAGCCTTCTTTCAGGTTCGGTTCATCCATCGGTTGGCTCCGCTTCAAAGAACCGTTGACCTTCGCCAGTCGGTTGCACGGTCATGTGATCAAAGCCCATCTCATCACCGAGGGCTTTCCATGCGGCATTCGCACGTTCCTGGAGAGAAGGAGGTTCACCACATTGGAGCATGATCATAGGGGGAGACTGACACGCAGTGAGGATCTTGTCCAGCTGCTCTTGGGTCATTTCGAACTTCTTCATAGGGATGCTCCATCATATCCATGGTCCTGAACGCCTTCTGGGAACATGGTTGAGTTGATTTCACCAGAAGTCTTGGTCTCTTCGAACCAAATGTCATAGCTGTGAAAGGTGAAGTGTTTCACGTCAATGTGTGGTGTTCGCTCGCGCTGGCAAACTCGCATGACATAGTCGCCCTTGGTGGTCTTGAAGACATCACCATAAAGCCACTCACCAGTACAGACGAGGTGAACATGCGCTCCGGTCTTGATGCATTGTGTCATCCGAATGTCTCCTCCCATTGCTCTGGGGTAAAGCCAGAAATCAAGAATTCACGCTCTTCAGAACTTAAATTTGGCATAGCATCCTGAATGAGTACGCCGCTTTTCCAGGCTGAGATCTGCTCTAGAGTTACATCAATCTCCATGGTACTTTCGCCATAGAACGGGTTTGAATTGGTTATCTGCATAGTAGCCTCCTAAGCTGCAACCAGTATGCACTCAGGAGGCTTTCGTGACAAGTTCTACTTATCTATGCGTGAGCACCATGCTTCCGCGTATATTTGACAGTTTCGAGTTGACGATGCCGCTTGACTTCACGGCGAGCCAGCGCGCGTAATACTTGACGGCTCGGCTCCCTCTTGGGATACTTGATCTTAGCGTTGGCTTTACGCTTGGCAGTCATGCGGTTGATCGCACGGTAGAGGCCAGCGCGTTCTGGTTCCGCCGTCTTGTTGGAGATATTCCAGTTGTTGGCGATCAGCTTCTCGGCCTCAGTCATCCGGCTGGACGGGCTTTCAATGCGAGTTCCCTTCTTCCGGAAACTGCGGCGAATTTTCTTGGTGATACGTGACATCAATGACATTATGTGATCCTTTTCACATTGGAGGTTTTCTTATCGAGCGGACGTTGAAGGTTCACCTTATCACCAGCGACCTTCCCTTGACCATAGGCATCAAGGTTGACTTTGTTCCGCCCTGCTGTCTGCTTGCGAAACTTCATCGAAGGGAGCATGGCTTCCATACCTTGCTCAACGATTACTTCCTTGACTTCCACGAGATCATTACCTGTGCTGTCTACTTGGGCTACTCGTGCTTCTATAAGCTGATCAATCTTCTCATTGATACGCTCGGCGAAGCCAATCATGAATGACCAGTATTGTGTATGACGCGACTGATCTGTCTTAACATTCAGCTTGAGGAATTCTTTCCAACCACGGTTCATGCTGTCGTGGATAAGCCCAAGGAGGAACTCATGCATCGCAACGTCACCGTCAAATCCGAAGATCTCTGTGGTCTTCTTTCCTCTCACAGTCTGAGATCGACCATTCCACGCCTTGGTTCCACAGTAGCGAGCAATCGTCGTATCGCAGTATTTTTGCGAGGGATGCTCCTGCTTCTGCTTCTGCTCGAACTCCCCCTGACGCATGTCACGGCTGAATTCAACTGCCTTGAGATCAGCCTCGGTGATACCGTGCTTCTCCATCAGCTTTTCAGCAATGGCCAGCGCAGCCATCGCCTCTTCTTCTGTTGCACCGTTCTCAGGGATCTTAGCCCTTAGCGCGGCGATCTTTTCAATCATATCGGTCATGGTAGCCTACTCTTCAGGTTGTTGTGCGAGCATCCCCTCCAAGTAGTGCGGAGGGGCAATTGCATATCCGAGTTGGATCAGCGCATCAGCCGCCCATGCTCGCAGAAAGTTAATAAAGTACATTGAGCGGTCCTTTGTTTGTGTAAGCCAGCCTAACTCAAGGACCACCCTATGACCAACTCTATTGTTCGCCGAACGTCATGAGCTCAGCTGGAATTTTCATCCACTTGGACTTGTTGTCACGCGGAGACAGACACTTGCTGTTCAGATCAGTTACACGCCAGAGCAGGCCAGAATTGAGTTCCAGGAGAACATCGTCTTTCTCGGCTTGACCTTTCCTGGCGACCACGTGGATCGCATGGGCTTTCTCGCCATCGACCAGTTTCAGCTTCGTGAGTTCGATAGTATGAGGCGTTACGATCTCGATGTCTTTCTCATCGAACGGTTCGCACTTTCCACCTTCACCTTTCATTTCCAGGACGAATTGACCCATGGAGTTAACGGTGAGGAATGTGCCGTAGCGAACAGGGTCTTCGCCAGTTTGATACAGCTTCTGCTTTTCTTGGAATGATGCCATCTCGGGCTCCTTCTCGGGTTGTGGGTCAAAGAACACGAAGTCATCTGCTTCGCGCCATTTTCTGGCTTCATCGCAGTTAAGGCTGCTGAGATATCTGAAGCTAATATACCAGCCAGCTTTCGGAGAATGCTTCCGTCCAGGAGATCCCCATTTATGCTTGGCATAATGAGGAAGCTTTTGTCCCTCATCGTAGTAACCGACTTCGACAACCTGTATCGGCGATTTGCCTGTCTTCAGGCGAACCTTGTCGCCAGTTTTGAAGGGCGGGTCTGTCATGTAGCCTCCTAACTATTGAGCCTTTACAATACAGCACTGAAACCCAAGAGAAAAGTTCTAATTGTCTATCAGAGTACCTTTTAATCCCCCTAGTGGCCTGCCATTATCGGTGAATGGAACGTAGATCTCGATAGTAAGACCATTCGTACTGTCGTAGACTTCAAGATCAGGATGATCTTCTGCCCATTTCTCAATCCGCATGTCTTTGATCCAGTCCCAGTTCATGAAGAATGAGTTCCCTTGTGTCTTTTGGAACTCACCCCATGTTTCACGCGCTGGTATCGGAGGTTTTCCGCCCATCGCTTTGAGCAGCTTGCTCTTCAGCTCTTCGTGCGTCATCGTTTCTCCTCATCTTAAGGATATTGCGTCTGATAGAACCCATGTCCTTTCCAAATTGATGTAGAAACACCATCATTTCAAGATGCGTGTCTACTTTCACTCTGCTGTGTTTGACCATCACTGGCCTCCATTCATTTGTTTCCGAACGTATCTTCCCAAGCCCACACGACATTCGCAACGAGTGACTGGATTGTATATGCCTCGAATTCTATTGAGGGATTATGTTCGCCAATTCTTTCGATCAGTTCTTGGAACACATGAACACATTCGTGCGCGATGATGCCTGCTCTCATGTACGGAGCCATTCCTTCGCAATTCACGGTTACGATACAGACAGGGTCGTTCTTCTTTCCCTTTGGGTAAAAAGTGGCCATCTGTCCAGCCCCTTTGGAGTAGGGTTCATCCTTGATCTTCAGCTTCTTTAGAAGTCTATGCCACGACTTCTTACTCGGCGCATAATAAGCCTTAATTGGATACGGGCCTAGTTCGAGAGTGTAGTGCCATTTGCTCATGAGAAGAGGTCCATCTGTTCTTGATCCATATCGTCGGCGTCTCGGAAGCCCAAGAAGGTAGGAAAGCGAGGCTTGTCCTTGATACCGACAGTGAAATACTTCATCTTTACGATTTTATCAATATAGTCTTGTCGGCGATCCCAGACTTTTTGCCTGATCTCATCATCTAATCCTGTTCCAACTCTGCACGTGAAAGCAGTTCCGTCTGGGAAGCTTCCGCTAACGCTAAGAGCGCCGAGCGTGTCTTTGCCGATAAGGTTCTCTTTATGCCCTGAGCGTTCCGTGTGACCGAGATTGTCAATCGTGGCTTCATTGGCGTTGTGGAGTTGTTCATGGAAGTCGAGGATTTTACACTCTGTGTCAATCCAGCCACCTTCTTTCATTTTGATGCACTCACACTTCACAGGTGAGCCGCGTCCAAATTTATAGAAGGCATCAGGATCTCGGAGGATGATACCCTCCTGCCCTTGGGCAATCATTTCCTCATGAAACTCGTTCACTTCGTCCATGTTCAGTAATAACCGAGTTTCTGCTAGTTTTATATTTCCTGGACTTTTCATATTTCTTTGCCAAATACCTTGTTGATACTTAAGATATTCAAATCGCTGCTCAAATATATCTGGTTCGTCCCATTTATCAAACACGTAGAATGTGAATGTATCAAGTTTATCGTAACTCATTACGAAGCTGCTGGTTCTCTGGAAGCATCCATCCGCTGTTGGATCACCGCAGATTATTTCCCCGTCCATACCTTCCAAGAAGTCACTGTTATTTCGAACCCATGATTGAATTTCAGCTGACCGGACTGGTTTCAGGCTGCGAGTGTAGGCATATCCATCTCGAACAAATACCCTGATCCCGTCGTACTTCAATTGACCCAAGAGAGGAAGCTTCTTTTCGACCTTAATGGGATCATATTTCCCAGCGAGCATTGGTTTCATTGTTTATCTTCCGCATAGGAACCATCAGTTATTCCCTGCTCTTGTCTTAATCGTTGCTGCCTTGGAGATTTCTCAAGCCAATTCCAATCACCTTCCTGCAAGGCTATTTTATCATCATACTCTGCCTGTTCTTCGGAAGTTTCATTTCCCCATCCTCTGCCATAGTTAGCCATGTTAAACTCCTAATTATGTTGATACCTTAGTATAGCAAAGTAACTGCAAATTGACTAAACCTTTATATCCTACCCCACCGGAGGGCAGCCGTGGCAAGGCAGGGCATAGGGCGCGGCCTGTGGTGGTGCATGTGGTAGGGCAGGGCGCTAACGCTGCTCCAGCGCGTCCGTAGAGCTCCCCATTATTCCTCATGGTGGGTCATATACTCCCATGGGCCATGAAAATAGTCCTTGGTATTGGGAGACAGATCATAAGCTACCTCGCCAATCTCAGAGAAAGGGTCCAATCCAGTTTTCAGGCCATTCGCTATCATCTGTATCTGTCCAAAGCAAATGTCACCTTGCTCCTCACAGATATATGGATCGTATCCGCCACGGACTCCGTCCTCGGTGTGGTGTTCTACCACGAAATCGAATATGTCATTGTCGGCGATTTTTAGTTTCTCGCTGTCTCTTAGGTAAGGACAATCAAAACATGGAGATGCGCAAGCCATTAGAACGGAACCTTTATATCGCCGAGTTCGAGTTCAACTGGACTTGGCCATTCTCGATCACCGTAGACTTTGTCCCAACTGGCTCGGCATTGTTCCAGAGTTCCAAGGTCATAGTGATACATTCGCTTCTTGGTGCGATATGGTTGGTTAGTCTCGTTATCATATTCCTCAACTGTAACACGCTTTTGCATTTTGTTGATATGAGGAACAACTCTGTTTAGGAAACGGCCCAAGAGGGTAGCGTTGCCTCTCCGAGCAAATTTCCACTTATCTGCATACGATGTATAGTCCTGCTCCAGAGCGTCTGTTGGGACATCACGTATCCAGTCATCATGGTTCTGCAAAATGCGGCCATCCCATAGCTTGTGATACCACCATTCCTCTTCAACGCCCATGGACATAAGCTTCTGTTCTTGCAGAGCATCAGTTTGTGGTACGTTGCGAACTTCAAACTCACTTATATCCACGTTCTGAAGGTGATAGAGCAATGCTTCATATCCACCATTGTCCATTTGCTTGGTCAATGATTTAAAGAAGGTTGCGTCTTGCTTACGGTTTTCACCCATATCTAGAACAAAATAACGCCTTTCATCTCCAGTTGCCCTAATGACATGCGGGTCGTTTGAGGCCATGATGAGGTGAACATAGTTGGGATAAGGTTCGGTGTCAATACCTTTGGCTTCAATCGGTATACTGTCCTCAGTGATGAGCATTTTAAGCACTGACTCATGACGTTTATCTCCCGCAAAGAATGCCTCATCGGCAAACAGGCTGATAACATCTCTAAGGTGAGCGTTGAAGTTTCCGACAAGGTGGGATGGGTTGGCGACGTGAAGGTGATGTCTACCAAAGAGACGTCCGAAAGTTCTCGCAAAATAGCCTTTACCAGTACCTTTTCCACCTCTGAGGACAATGGCAACTTCACCTGGACTTGCTGGTGTTTGTACGACACGCGCCATCCATTGGATGAGATAATCATAGTGTTCTTGGACCCCACTGCACACATTTTCTCTTAGGTGTTCGAGATATATGGAGCAGTCTCCGGGTATAGGTTCCACGTTAAATCCACGCCAGAGATTGTAGACTCCTGGCTGATCGCCCTGCGGCATGAATTTCATGGTATCGTATTGACGACGCATTCGGTGGTTAATCCAGTATTTACCCAAGGAAACATGCACTGGATCATTTTTGTCGGTCGTACCGATTTGGATCTGGATATTGCTGTAGCGGTTGCGGATATCTTCGAAGCTGGACATCGTGATCCGGCTCCTGTGTAGAACGTCATCCTCGATCTCCTCAATGACGCGACACTTCCCTCCGATATTGCCGATAATGGCATGGCGGTCGTTCATCTTGGTAAGGTGCGGGTCCTCACTGTATTCCTTGGCTCGCTTGATCTGGCGGATTGCATATTTCTCAGCGCCACCTTTCAGTTCACAGACACTGCTGGCGATCCCCCATTCAGGGTCGGTCAAGATAGCGAATATGACACCGTCGGGGACATTGCAGCGAGCCAGCGCACAAACACAATCGAACAGCCAAGCTGACCGAGAATTGTCACCTCCCTTGGGTTGGTCAGGATGCTGCCCTTGGGCAATAATAACCTTGACTCTATCAGGGACGTCCCACACGTCCAGTTCGCTGAGGTCTTGGATGCGCTCTATATTACCGGGAATATCGACTTTAATGCCGTACTCGCCACCATCGTGGCGTCCAGGAGCGGAGGTCTGTACCGCTTGGGCTTTCTTGAATTGATCAATGCTGTAGACGTTCTTGGTGTCAAATTCAAGGAGGCGGGATAATTCCTTTGTGCGACCCTTTTTCAGCTTCTTGGCGTCAGGAACGTTGACTGTCCCAGGAAGGCGCATGATGCGGTCGACGTTGTGGCAATGATCGCCTCCGAACACCTGCTCTAGCCGCTTGTTATAAAGTTCGAACTCAGACCACGCTGCTTCGGTCCCATCAATCTTGAAGGGCTTGTCCAGTTTCCAGAAGGCTTGATACCCACCGCCTGAGAATAGGATAACTGTCGGCTTCTCGATGCCTTTTGGAAGGCGGTCGGTCAATACGCTGAGAACTCGTTCCCGTTCCATTTTCAGGAAACCTTGAATATCCTCCTCGTCTGCCGAAGCCTCTTCTGGATCAACGTCAACGTGCAGCCAATGGGCTTCGAACATATCTTCTTTGTTTGGCTTCTTGACTTTATCTGATTTCAGAAAAGCGAGGTTCGGCTGGTTCACGGTAAAGTAGATGTTCCGTTCGCCGTTGTATCTGTCCAACCATTTAAGACAGGCATCTACAGACTTTGGTCCGAATGGCTTGGTGTCGATAGCTTTGCGGTCGGTTTGAATTGAAGTAAGAAGCCACGGCCCTTTCGGGTAAAACTTCATTAAGAAATCAATTGCTCTTTGGCTTTCACCGTTCATTCCAGAATGCCTCCAGTTTCCCTGACGGCACTTTGCCATTTTCCATCAGATTGTACCAGTAGCGGGTGATCCCCATCAAATCAGCGCAGGATTGCTGCGTCCAACCTGAACGGCGTCTCCAGATAAGGCATTGCTCCGCTCCTGTGAGCGGTTCTATTGATATGTTGCACTTGGCAGTCCCTTCGGTTTCCATCTCACTGTAGCGTCGGCGCTTAACGCCAGACAGAGCGGCCATCTGTTTTTGGCTGAACCCCATACGGCGGCGATAGATCAGGCTGCGTTCTCCTTCAGATAAGTCAAGAGTTTCTCCACTTGTAGGCCGTTCGGGAAATACAGTACCGCGTTCGCGATCATCTCCGGCCTCGTCATGTTGTCCCATAGGTTGTTTTCCTTGATGTGCTTTCCGGACCAAAAGAACCACGACTTGCTGACCTGAGCGCATACCAGCGCCAGACCTCCGCGTCTCTCCCGACGGTATAGCCATACTTGCTGCTCTTTGGAAAGAGGGTGTGTGAACTTCACTGGCTTGGTGTCTGCTGTCTTGGGCCAGTATCTCATCCATTTGCATTCTATCACACCGCCAATAAAAAAGACGTCCGGAATACCAAGTCCAGTCGAAGGGCTCTCAATACTCACTGCATCCAGTGGCTTGAGTTTCTTTACGAGGTTGGAACGGCTTGATGCTTCGGACATTTCATGAACCCTTATACTAGTGGCGTGACAGGCAATTGACAAGTTCTACTTATCGGGGAATTTCAACTAATTCCACTCCCGCTTCTTCGAACATTGACTTGGAGATTTCAATCTGTTCTGCCCACCTTTGGGCATAATCGCTGCTAAGACACTGAGACACAACTCGCTTGATACCATGCTGGATAATCAATCCACAACAGGTGCAGCAAGGGAACTCGGTGGTATAGAGGGTGGCACTCTCGAACCCAAGAAGAGGGCGTTCTCGCTGCATCATCCGCGCTCCAGCGACCAGAGCGTCAGCTTCGGCATGGATCACACGTGGATACTTTTGGGTACGATCCTCCCACCGCTCGTCGCTGTCTACCACACCTTCTGGAAACTGGTTCCAGCCGATAGAGAACACCTTTCCCTCCAGAGTGATAACCGCCCCCACTTTCGTGGAGGGGTCAGGACTGAACGTACTGGCGTGGACAGCTTGCGACATGAATTCTTGATGGTTCATCGCTTTTCCACCTTGTCGATCATCATGTACGACTTATAGACGCAGCGGACTTGATGCTTACAGTCGTCCAGAGAATAGTGGTAGATACCCTGACGAGGAATGGTCTTGGTGTTCAGACCAGCCGCATCATAGATCGTACGGGTATCGCGGGTTTTGTAGAATTGCCACGGCGGTTTGACACCGACAAATTTGCAGGTCGCTTCCCATAGAACACTGTCGAAGTTCGCGCCTTGAGACCAAACAAACTGGAGACGGTTCGCTTTCCAGAAATTGTTAAAGCCATTGACCACGGTTTTCAGATCAGCTTGGTTCGGTTCAAGAACGTCCTTGGCTTCCTGACCTTGGCGTTCCCACCATTTGACCGTGTCTGGGTCTTTGAAGGCACCAGCGGCAATCTGATCTTCTTCAGTGATGTTTTTGTAGAACTCTTCGCCCAAGGAGGGAGTTCGCGGATCAAAGGCGACCGCACCGATGGAGCGGATGACGCAGCCTGCGCCAGTGCCAAAAGTCTCCAAGTCTAACATACAGTGTTTCAAGTTATGTTCCTTCTACATGCTGATGGGAACCGTCTGAGGCAATAGTCCATGCGCGCTTCCGGTTAATGACGAGTTTCTTGGCAACCTCTTCCATGAGGTCGAAGCCGTTCTTCTCGCAAATTTGAATGAGGAAGAAAGCCACGTCAGCGCATTCTTCGCCGATATCTTTCTTGCTCATGCTGTTGGAAATGGTGGAAACCAGTTCGGCCATCTCTTTGTTGCCTCGAATGGCGATTTTGAGTTCAGGAATTTCACCGAACTCCCCTTCTGCCCAATCGAGGACTTCTTTCTGTAAACTCATAGCTTTCCCTTTTTGACTACTAATTCAGATCTAACATGACGCGAGCGCCGCAAAATTTTAGGATATTCTGATTATTTGATTTCTCCCCAACTAGGTCCTGTCTCGGTGTCCACTTTGAATGGAACCAGAGGTCGGCACCGCTTGAGAACACAGTCCCTCATAATATCACCAACTGCCACCGCTTCTGCGACTGAGCCATAGCTACCATCTGTCTCATCATGCACCTGCAATTGCAGATACGCATCAGTCTTATCAATCTCGACCAATGCAAGTTTCGTTTGGTCTGCAGATGACCCTTGGATCACCCTGTTCAATGCTTTGTGAGTATAGTCATAAGAACCATCATCACGCTGCTCGAAATGAAGGTGGCGGTTAAAGATAGTCTTAACAAATCCCTTTCCTTCTGCTCTCGCCGTTGCCGCCTTTGCCAATGCTCCAACGAACGGAGCCTCTCTGTCGAACTTATCTAGGATCTCTTGTCCCTCTTCACCAGCCATCTCCTTATAGTAGCCAGTCCCCGCATCCATCCTTGCAGCCATCGCATCTTGCTTATCTTCGTAGTAATTAATGCGGCGTTTCTTGCCCCATCCTGAGATATGTGCCCAACGAGTAGGCTTGCCGATGTCCTCACAGAGTTTGGCTCCGCCTTCACCGTAGCATAGCCCAAGGTAGATCGCCTTGGAGAAGCCTCGCTCCAACTTAAATTGCTTTGGGTCAGTCGCCAACCATGCGTCAACCGCTGTATCACCGTTAACGATACGGGTCATCATTTCATGGTTGTCTGTGCTTGGGTCGTCTCTGTATCGCTTGGCTGCGTCTCTGGCTTTTGGGAAGTCCATGAGGGCTGCGAAGTGTGTTGTCCATCGTGGTTCTTGCTGTGAGTAATCATTACAACCCCAGATGGCTCCTTCCTCGGGAATGAAGATCTTGCGCCATTCGCCAGCAATGATCGGATCTCTATCGGGCGAAGGTTGCTGCTGGAGGTTCGGATCGACCGCCGAACACCTTCCATAGCGAACACCTTTCTGTATGCCTTGCTCGTTCTCGGCTGCGATTTGCTTAAACGAGCAGTGGATCTTGCCGTTAACTGCATACTTGCGAATAGACTCTGCAAAGGTGGTTCTAATCTTGTTTACTTTGCGAGCATGTAGGATTGCATCAGCGACAGGATGGTCAGCACCAGCGAGCAACGCTTTGTCAATTTGTGGATTGCCAGTAGACGTCTTATTTAGACGCATACCGATATCTTCCAGCGCAGGTGCGATGACGTTGGGTTTCCAGATATTACCGACGCCGATGTCAACACCAGTCGCTCGCTTAACTGTGTCCAGTGACTTGAGTTCCTCATCCATTGACCACTTCTCAATAGACGATAGCTTGTCAAAGTCAATCCGCACACCACGGCGACGCATTCTTACGAGAACAGGAAGGACGTCCGTCTCGAGGTCCCAGATTTCACGGAGGCCAGCTTTCTCAATTTTTTCTTCTTGTATTCGTAGGATTTCAAGCGGCGAGGTGACGTCTTGTTCACCATACGCCCCGACGAAGCGAGCGGGTAGCCGCCATAGTCCTTTCTTTGCATCGAGACCGTGGGCTTGTGCTGCCTCGATGAGGAGTGTTTCATCTTTTGCTTCAACTCCGCATCGCTCACCAATCTTGGCAAGTGAATACGACCATTCGAGTTCGTTGAGCAAGGGATCCGCAATCTGAATATCGCGGAACTTAGCCTCGCGATGCCATTCAAAGCCATCGTTATATCCATAGTCAACATCGTAGGCAAGGTTAGCTCCGACAAACTCTCCTGTGAAGTTTTTGATGTTGTCCCGGAGGTAGCGCAGGACTTCGGTTTCGTCCATGTTGTCTCCTCCTTCGTGTCTGAAGGGGAGGTAGTGTTTTGGTCCTCCGTCAATGGCGAAGGCCCATCCAACTGTATAACCGTCTCGCATTTGACCAGTCCCGAGACCATTCCCAATTGATGGATCCCTTGTCTCAGCATCGATAGCTATCCTTTTTGCATTAGCCCAAGAAGGAAGATCAGCGATCGCGGGAGGACGCCAGTCTGCTTTGGGCATGAACATAGACATCTGGAGAGGAGACTCTCCATTATTCCTCGCTTTCGCGGCTGCTTGTTTTGTCTGCTTTGCCATTATCTTATGTCACCAGGATGCCAATCATCAGCTGAATCATAGCCGAATGGGTGTTCTTGGCCATCAACGCCCCTACTTGCGACCTCTGTGGACGTGCTGGACGTTGTGGCTTGGGTGGTAGCACCACCAGCGCATCCGTTGCCCCCTGTTTTTGCCGCCTGTGGCGCGGTTAGAGGTGCCAATGGGCCAAGGGTGCCGCCAGCATCTAGCGTGGCCTGTGCGGCTTCTATGTGCGCCGAGATTTGGCCGATGATAAGGCTGATATCCGAATCATTGCGCCATTGTGCCATGGAGAGGCAGAGATCAGCTTCGATATCAGGCAAGTCTGCGCTATCAGCGAACGTACCGAACAGAGTTTCGGCCTTGTCACGAGCCAGCGGCCAGCTATCAACGTGCAGACACTTGTTGTCCCAACGACCTTCAAGAAAACATTCCTTGGCTTTGAGCAGGTAGGACCGAGCCTTGTCCAGATCTTCAATGCCGTTCTTCTTGTACCAGCGGAAGGCATACTTGGAGGCAGCGCTCTCGAGATACCCAAGGCGAACATCGATCGCCCAGTCCCAGTGCTGATAGTCAGCTTCGTAGTGGCTTCCGCCAATTTGCGTAGATTTCATTACATATCTCCAAGGTCAGGACACATCTGCCAAGAATGGTCCTGTAGTGTGTAGTAGAAATTGAGAAGTTCTGGTGCGAACAAGTGCTTCTCCCGTTCAATGAACCACTCAATGCGATCCTTCATAGTTAGGACATTCTGGTTGCCAATCATAACCTGATCTTTGCAGAACAGATACAATTCCAAGATGTCTAGCCCCCGAAGCCATTTGAGATCTTCTTCGGTCAGTTCCAATTCAGCGACCCATCCAAAGATTTCGTCATTGATTGCTATCTCTGCTTGGGTCAGATGATCCTTGTCCACAATCTTGAACCACTTGGTCGGCGAAGGGATATCGCCTGTGAGGCGCTCCGGTACATCGTGTTCTTGGATAGCCCAAACAAGGCAGATAGGTGGGTCTGGATGCAAGAGACGCAGCATCGAGAGCATGTTGTAAGAGTGACCACCGACAAAGTACTCACCGATGATCGGCAAGGTGTGACAGCGACGCACTGCCGCTGCCTCCCGTGTGAATTTCACTTTGTTGACTATATCGTCCAGCTTATAGATACTCATACGCCCCGACGCTCCAACCATTCGATACAGGCTTTGCGCCAGTCAGTCGCGGCAATCTCGTTTGCCTTTTCAATCGCAGCTTCTTTATAGCCAGCGATATCACGGTTCTTCCATCGCATCCAGCTTTGAAGCATCGGCACGGCCACCTTCTTGAAGAAAGGATCAGTGTATCCGATAATTGGACCTTCGTCCATGAACATCGCCAGTTCTGAATGCCATTTCTCGATGTCTACATTAACAATCGGGAACGGCTCAACTTCACCTGTTTGATAAGGTGTAAGTCCGCGATCTGTTTCCAGAAGTGGTTTCACCTTTTCATAGGTGTTGAGATAAGCGTGGAAGTTAGTGCTGATCTGCCAGTATTTACCGACAGGCACACCGATCCAAGTTGCCATGACTTCTTGTAGGAATGACATATGAACAGCGTTCGCTCCGTAAGCGCCCCAGACCATATCATTGCTACGATTGAACACCGTCATATCAAGCTCCCCGTTAGGGTTGATACGGAACGTGATAATCAGGTTGCAAGGGAAGTCTTTTCCCTCAAGCCCAAGGTCATCTGTCGCGCTCCACATCTGCAACACCGTGCGGCGATCGTCGGGGTTCTGTTTCAGCAGAGCAGCAATGGTTGCCAGTTGATCGAGAACACCACCCTGGACTTCGAAGTGGTTCCGCCAGCGATAACCGTAGGCACCATGGAAGTTGACTCCATCGTCGGTGTAATTGGCGATGTTGCTGCTGAACTGCGAGATCCAATCAACGTCTCGGCGACCAGCGATCATCCAGAGACATTCCATGAAGTGGAAGTATGGATTACAGTCCCGTTCTGGCAGGAACATAACCCGCTCTCTTGGGCTTCCATACACCGTAGTCAGAGGTTCTGGCATGACCATCACTGGACCATTGCGACTGTCGCGGCGAACACCTTCGGCTGTGACCAGTGCGGTCCCTTCCATAAGTGCCTCTTCCACATTGCGAACTGAGATAATATGCATCTAGCGTAGTACTCCGAAATGGTCGAACAGTTGATTTTCGACTTTGGTTTCAATTGCTTCGGAAACTGTCCCTTGGGTAGCCTCCGTTTCGATCTCACCGTGCGCCAGATCAATGACACGTTGCGCCACTGTCTTCCGGTCAAACATTGGTAAGAGTTCACGGTTAGCGTCAATCATATGCTGAGCCGTTTTCGGTGCGATGCCGCTGGCATACTCAATTAGGTCTGCATACTCTTGAGCATCAGCATCCTCCGGAATGGCCATATAATGTTCACCAGCTTGGAACACTTCAGAACCCATTCCTTTCTCCCTGGCGACGACACAGCATCCTCGCATCATCGCGTCTACAGCCACACGGTTAAAGTGACCGCCGACCTTGGAATAATTCTTGGACCATGACGGATCAATCAGGATGCGCGCCTCGTTGAGATAGTTGTCAACTTGAGCCTTGTCCCAATAGTCATGGTGTGTCATACCGTTAGCGAGAGCAATGTCCCAGAACTTCGCGTGATTGAACCGTTCTCCATGGAAGTAGGCGTCCTTGCACTTTTCCTCGCTCGTCATGTAGCGGTACTCAATACCCAAGCCAGCAACTTCTCGCAGTTCATCTGCTTCCCTTGGGTTCATGTAGGCGATAGCTTCCACCAATTCGTGAACGTGCTTCCACGCTTTGAAGGTCTGCATGTTTACGAATCCAGGAGACTTCTGCTCCCATTTGGCGTAAGGACGCACAGGGTCTTTCTGTGGGTTGACAACCAATGTGCGAGGAACGTCGGCGAAGGCAGCACCGTTGAGAGCGCAGGGATGAACGCAGGCCAGCCCAGAGAGGCGGTCCTGAATGGCCAGCAGATGTCCCGCTCCCTTTACTGCATTCCCATCGTGGATGAACGCAATCTGTTTAATGCTGTCTGGAAGGTCGTACAACTCTGGCCAGTCATTATTACCGAGATTGTCTTTGTTCTTGCTTGGAACTGGCATGGTCCAAATGATGAGGTCGTACCGTTGGAGGATTTGTGATGCTCCACTAAGAGCAGCCCCACCACGATAAGGAATACGATCTTTCCGGTCAAAGTTCCAGCCCTTTCCTTGGTGATGAGGGATACCGCTTGGGCCGATGCTCCAGTCTGCGGTCTTACGTTGGGCAGGTGCTTGAAACGCCCATACGAGTTCTTTGAGGTGAACATCATGACCGAGGTCTTTGAGACCGCCGATGAGTTGTTCTGTGTGGTCGATAATACCACCGAGGTCCATGCACTTGTGAAGTGCGACTAATATCTTCATTGGGCTGTCTCCAACAGGCTATAAAATAAACATAGCAGCAGAGGGCGCAAAAGACAAGTGCTAATTGTCGCCCTCTTCCAGATTATTTCGGCGCTTTGTAGCGAGACCGTGGTCGTCCTTGGCCCAAGCGAACACGCTCATACTTGTCAAACTCACAAAGCTGGAACTGGATATCATGAGGCGCAAGGCGATCCCAATTATCAGGCCAGAACATGTCTTGTTGGAACATGAGGTCATCGATCATGTCGGCAGCAGCAGCTTCTTTGAGAGGCTTGGCTTCTTCATCACCGGCCACTCGGGCAGCACCACGTCGCGCTCCTGGACCAATGGGTGTCCAGCTGTCCCAGTCAATCGGGAAGCTGAACGTGCCATCCTTGGGGTGGCTTACCCAATTATCCCAGAAGGAAGTGTAAGTCGTGTCCAGGAGGATTTCCTTGGTCATGAAGCCAGAGCCTCCGAAACCTTGGATTTTCCTCATCTCAGTGGCGACGTCTTCCCATGACTCAGTGACAATGGTTAGATCACGAAGTTCCTCAGCCTGTTTCTGCAGAGCCTTGAGGAAGTACTCAACAACCACTTCTTGTTTGGGAGCAGATATACCTTGGTTCGTGATGACGTAGGCTCCAGTGAACACGCGCTCTTTGTTGGCCAGTCGGTCCTCAGCGAGATCTTTGACATAGTCCCAATGAAGTTCGTCCATTGCTTCGAAGTCAGTCCAGCCAATTTCAGTTGCAAATTCATGTGTTCCAAAGTAGCGGAAGGTAGCAGCGTTCATGAGGATAGTTTTCTTATCCGCATGGAAGTTGGGATTGTAGAATTGCTCCCGGAGTTCACGGCTTGTGCGATCGTGGTGCCGATGAACGTTGGTGAATTTGAAGTCCCGCAGGATTTGATCTTCAGTCCATGGGTATGGCAAATCCGCCTCCTTTCGGAGACGGATCTGTTCGCGTTCCTCAACAAAACTGAAGAACGCATTCACTTTGTCGAGTGCCATTATTCGGCAGCGGCCTTCGCAGCAGCTTTCTCAGCAGCAGCTTTGTCTTTGGCAGCTTTCGCTTCGGCCCGTTCTTTGGCCTTGGCTTCCTTGGCAGCTTCGCGATCGGCCTTCTTGGTAGCGGCGGCTTCTTCCCGTTCAGCTTTCGCTTTCGCGCGCTCTTCGGCTTTCAGACGCTTGGCTTCCTCAGGGTCGGTGAGGCCGTGCTTCTTGTACCATGCCGCCTTGCGTTCAGCGAACTGTTCGTCAGTCGGTTCAGTCACGGACATAATGCCAGCGCCGACCCAATTGTAAACGTCCCAAGGCTCGGTGCCTTCGGTCTCGATCACGTCAACGATGGTCATGCCATCCTTGTAGTTCGGCCAGCGATGGGTCCGGCCCTGAGTGCCGTCGTGTTCGCCAGTTTTCTCAATAGTCGAGAACATTTTATTGTTCGGACGCTTTACAGTTTTTGCTTCTGCCGATTTGGCCAGACCGCGCTCTTTGGGCGGCTGTTTCGCCTTGGCTTCCTTGGCAGCAGCTTTGTCGACGCTCTTCGCGTGACGTTGCAGTGCCTTCCAAGTCTGGGAAGCGCCGGAGGCTTGATCTTTGAAACCTTTGACTTCCGCGACGCCGAGGCTGACAGCCACTTCGTTACGCAAGGTCAGAAGATCGTCAACAGACATTTCGGCCAGATAGGCCTCAGTATACGCGGTGTCGTTGAAGTTGATATCCATTGGGTACTCGCTTTCTTTAATATGTTGTGGCCTCGGATTAAGGCATGTTTGACCCTACCTTATTCCGATATCCGAGGCAACAGCTATTTGTCTTTCAGGGACAACTTTTAATCGGCGCAGGCACCTGTCTTGCGGCCGAATTCATCCAGAGCACAGGAGCCTCCATCTTCAACCTGCATAGAAGCAGCAGTTGCGATTTCTGCATCCTGATTTACTTCTTCGTCACTGTCGGCAGCTTTGATCGGTTCATCATAGTTACCAGCCGGACGATAGGTTGTCAGACCCTTGGCTCCGTTTTCCCACGCGGCCATGTAGATATTCTTGAAGTCTTCGTATGGGAAGTCAGTAGGAACATTGCATGTTTTCGAGACCGCGCTATCGCTCCACCTTTGGGCAGTACACAGAACCGAGACATGCTCATCAGCCGTGATGTTTCCATCAGTAACGGTGCGACCCTTATGCCCAAGAACAGCAACGCCATAGTCTGGGATAGTGACCGTCTCAACGCCAGCCTTCATGATCACATTTCGCTTCTGCTTGTATGCAATCACAGGCTCAATGCCAGACGACACGTTGTCAGCGTAGAGTGAGATAGTGCCAGTTGGAGCAATGCTCGTCAGGTGGGAGTTGCGGATGCCGTGTTTCTTGATCAGCGCAATGGTATCTTCCCACAGACCACCGACGAACTTGGACGCAAGATAACGTGTCTCATCGTACAGTGGGAACGAACCTTTTTCAGCGGCCAGCAGAGCAGAAGCCTGATAGCAGTGGTTCGCAATGAATTCACCAAGTTGGTCTTGGAACTCGATAAATCCAGGAGTGCCGTATGGAAAGCCCATTGCTTCGAGAGCGTTGGCCAGACCAGTGATACCGAGACCCATGCGACGTTTCCGTTGGGCTTCCATGCGTTGTTCAGGAAGAGGGTAACGGCTCCGATCAATCACATTGTCCATAGCACGGACCACATGAGGGATATCAGCTTTCAGTTTGTCCCAATCAAATGACCAGACACCACTATCCAGCTTGACGAGATATTTCACTGCGTTGAATGAACCCAAGAGGCAGGCACCATATGGAGGGAGCGGTTGCTCGCCACAAGGATTGGTCGCCGCGATCTGTTCACAGTAGTAGAGATTATTCATCTCGTTGATGCGATCAATGAACAGGACTCCTGGCTCTGCCCAATCGTATGTTCCGCGCATGATCATGTCCCACAGGGCACGAGCGTTGACTTCACGATAATCGACGCCGCCGAACTTCAAGGTGAACATACTATCGGACTTGACCGCTTCCATGAGTTCATCAGTGACTGCGACTGACATATTGAAGCCACGCAGAGGGCGCATTTCCCAAGGAACGCTTTCGTCTGAAACCTGCTTGGCTCGGATGAATTCCTCGATGTCAGGGTGGTCGCAGCGCATCACCATCATCTGTGCGCCCCGTCGGTTGCCTGCTGAGGCAGTGCATCCACACACCTTGTCAAATATACCAGCAAAGGCAAGGGGACCATCTGTGGTGCTGTCTACGCCCTTAATGATGTCACCAGAGGGGCGCAGGGTTGAGAAGTCGTAGCCAACACCACCGCCTTGACGCATAGTCGTTGCAGCCAGCTTGGCGACGTCCATAATGCTTTCAGGAGGATGGGTCAGTGCCGTGGTACACATGAGGCGCTCAGCTTCCGTGGGACCATCGACAAAACTGTCATGAATGGTAGGCATGACAAAACAGTTGTAGAGCGTCACGTTCTTGAGAGAACCCGCTCCAGCTTGAACTCGTCCAGGTGGCATGAACCGTTGATCCATGGTACATTCGCGGAATGCCATGTAGTGTTCGTGACTGTCCTGTAAGAAACCAGCTACCCGATTTGATGCCTCTCGGTGATCTTCGTTCTTGCCTCGGTATTTCTCTGCACCGATTGCATCACAGTGTGGATTTTGTGGACCAACCATCCGTCGCTTCTCCTGATGTCTCATTTGTTTCCTTTCACATTCTAACGACGGTGACATTGTCAGCCGCTCTGGTTATGGCGGTATAGAGCCACCGCCACCGGTCTTTACGGAAGCAGAAGCTTTCATCAAAAACACAGACACTGCGCCATTGAGACCCTTGGGCCTTATGACACGTCAGTCCATATCCATATGCAAATTCTTGGGCCTCCCGCTTTTCATACCACTGGAGGTTCTCTTCCGTTCCAAGGAAGTGATGCTCGTGGGCAGCAATTTCAATCGAGGCCATGCTGTCTTCTGGGTGGATGGACATAAATACTTTCTGGTCCATCTTAGCCGTAACGTCAGACACTTCAAAGATTGCCCCGTTTAGCAACCCTAGTTCACTATTGTTTCTAAGGCAAACTAATCTGTCGCCGATCACAGGGTATTGATCTTCTATGCCTTTCAACTTGCGAAGCTTCATATTAGTGAGACGTCGCGTCTTGTTCTTACCGACCAATATCTGATCAAACGACAGCATTGTATCAGTATCCAGTTTTGTCCCTTCTGGGTGAACAACGCAGTTATCGCCGTAGTCACCAACAGTCAAAGCAATCTGGTTCCGTGTTTCGGTTGCCATGCGAATGATAGGACTTTCACCTGCCTGCCTGTGAATGTCTGTAAGCATGACATCAGGCTTTACGTTTTCAGTGAAGAACCCAGCACCGCCGACAGGTGGTAATTGAGCAGGATCACCCAAGACGAGGACAGGCACTCCGAAACTGAGTAGGTCCCGACCCATGCGGTCATCAACCATGGAGCATTCGTCAATGATGACCAGTGCGGCATCGAGAATAATACTGTCAGTGTTTAGAACAAAGAATGGCTGTTCGGAGTTGTCACTCTCCGTTTGAATATCCGCTCGCAGGCGTCGTACCTTTGGGTGATCATCAATATATTCAGCCTTCATGTTAGCGGCTGAAAGTTCCTTGATCAAGGACTCTAGTTCAAATTCCAGTTCAACGAGTTTAACACGACTTTTGTCTCGAGAATGGTAAATCAAACTGTGGATAGTACAGGCGTTTTCGCAGCCTTTAGAGCGTAGGACGTGGGCGGCTTTGCCAGTGTAAGCGGCGAATATGACCTCGCCTCCGATACCTTCTGCTAGGTGTCTTGCGAGTGTTGTCTTGCCTGTGCCAGCGAACCCAAAGAAGCGGAACACCTGTTGGTCCCCGTATTTGAGCCAGTCGTCAACTTGTTTTAAGGCTGCTTCCTGTTGTGGTGAGAATTTCATTTGTGGGCCTCCATAAAAAATGTTAGGGAGCGACTGATTGGTTCAGCCGCTCCCCGTTGAGATCCGTTCAGTCAGCCCAACTTAGAACGGAATCTCATCGCCGCCGTCGCCATCACCCGAACCGCCGCTCGAGGAGTCGCCGCCCGACCCTGTTTCCGAGACCTTCCCTTCGGTTTCAACAGCCGCTTTGGCCAATCCACCTTCGATCATTTCACGGAATTTACGCGCCGCAGTCAGCATCACCTTACCAGCCTCATCAGGCTTGATCAGCGAGCCAATCCAGGTTTCGCCGAACGGACGGATCGACAAGTTGTAGAACGTCTTGCCTTTCGCAGTCTGCTTGGTAGTTGAAATCTTGGCACGGTTAGCCATCAAAGGCGGAGCGCCCTTGATCATGTACATCGAAGTCCACCAGTCCTTCTGCACCTTGATCTTGGTGCTGCTGAATGGAAGAACGCAGTAACCGATGCTCTCGGTGCCAGTTTCGTCCAGGATCAAACAGTAGACATAGTGTGTTTCGATGAGGTCCATACCGTCCGGAGTTTTGAACGGCATACGCTGGCCATCTGCGTTCTCAGGCGGAATGCGGGAACCGCCGTTCGCATTGAGGATGTCCAGTACCAGCGGGGAACCATCTTCGTGGGAGTCGCCGCGTCCGCCGCCTTTTGAGCGAGGAACCCATTCGGCCCAGAGGTGGTCCTTGTGGATCGGTTGTACGATGATGGGCTGCGGTACGATTTCGCCTGTCACAGAGTTAACCAGATCACCAGATTTGGCAGGGTGATCTTCGTCCTCGACCAGCACCGAGTTGCTCTGCATCACAGAGATAAACGGAATTGAGAGGTCTGTAACTTTGACGTCTTCAAATCCCTCGTGCTTGTGATCACCGTAGTCATAGTTCCCGACTTCGGTGGTGTCGGCTTTCGCCATTGCTTTTCCAGCCATAAGGCATTCCTTCAAAGTTATCATGTTACGATTTTGATGGGACTTTATAGACTGGCAGTCCCTGGACCAGTATAGTTGAGAGGACGGTTAACCCTCCATGCTTCACGGTTTATTCTGGAGAAACTGCCGCGACTGCATCCTTCATGCTCCAACTACTCCTTCACCTTGGCGACGCGCTGTCGGAAAATACCGAACGTCTCCTTGGGTAACTCCACGCCTTCACCAAGCTGTTCCTTCACCCATGCGTTGAGTGTAGCGTGGTGAACGCTAAATTCTTCTTTCATGACCAGCGGCATTTTGAGTTTCTGAACGGCCTTCTGGAATTTCGCAAAGGCTTTGTCGTCACCTTTTGCAAATGAGAACACCAGTTGCCGCTTGACAATGTGACCATAGTCATGTTGATCCAACCATGCGATAGCAGGGATACGTTTATCACCTGCAATTGATGAGCGGATATCTTCCTTGACTTCTAAGGTGCGGCCATCTTTCAAGAGCAGCTTGCCGTTCATGCCCTCTGTGGCAGCGGGTATGCGAACCTCGGCGATGTCCTTACGCGCGTCCTTGGCTTTCTCCAGCGCCTCCTCGCGCTCAAGTATAAGTGCATCGGCGGCTTGCAGTTCGTCAGCAAGCTGGATCAACACAACTTCAAGGTTTCCGGGAATCGCTTCGTCCTTGAACGCGGCGTATGGGTCATCTGTCATGGTTATTTCCCTGGGCTATCTGTTTGCTCAACCTACCGCATCCAGCGGCAGGTGACAACCTCAAAATATCTTCGCGACAATCTCAGTGTACTCTCCATGTCTTCCGCTCCACTGAAGAAACTTCACTTTCCCATCATTATAGTTAGCAGCGACAGCAGTGGACATTCCAATCAATCCGGGATTTCCGATGAGTAGAAGATAGTCATCGTCGTTGAACCCAGACAGCCTGTCGTGAATGTCGCCGAGGATGAGTTCAGGGTCGAAAGGGTGAGCGGATGGGGAGAGGACATAGACGATCGGTCCCCACCTCTCAGCTTTGTGGATTGATGGGAAGCGTGGAACCAGTTCACGCTTGCCTGCATCAAATTTCATTTGTTGCTGAATAGCATAGACGGTCATATCCATTCCTTCCATGGATCACCTTGGATTTCCACCGCGATGTCCTTTTTGTTTCGGAGGTTGCTAACGATATGCTCGTCCACAGTATCATTCGCAACGATGTCGATGTAGTTGACAGGATGCTCGTCCATACCAGCACGGTGACAACGGTCTTCTGATTGCAGACGATCCACCAGTCGGAAACTATTGGAGTAGTAGATCATCGTCTTTGCTTCGGTCAGGGTAAGTCCAGGACCTCCCTTTTGGGCAGTTCCTACGAACCACTGTGCATCACCAGCTTGGAAGGCCAGTTTGTTTCTTTCGGCGGTATCACCATCGACTGAGCCATCATAGCGCACGGCGTCCTTGCCCAAGAGGTCCATCAGTTGGTCTACGTCGTGGGTGAAACGCGCCCATACAATTGTGGGATTGTTAGTTGTGTCACGGATATCTTCCATGACTGTCATGCGTGGGTTCTTACTGCTGAACATATGCACAGGCTCGTCTTCGCCGACGGGCACATAGTTACATGCGATCTGCTGACAGCGAAGCAGCTTGACAATTGGGAGTTCTGCGGTGATGATCTCGTCGCCGATCTCCAACATGAGTTCTTCTTCAAGTTCTGAGTAAGCGGCCTTCTGCTCTCGACTCATGTCGAAGTAACGCTTAGAGTATAGTTTCGGAGGTAGATCAAGGACCTCGTCTTTCAAGACACGGTCAGTAATTTCAGAAAGCCACTCTTGAAGGATATCGAGGTTCTGATACTCAAGCAGCTTATCGTATCCAGGATCGTAGCCGTGAAGTTTCTGGCAGTCATCACGTGTGAACCAGCGCCCAAAGAACTGACGGAATTCTACGCTTCCGTGGATACCTTTGTTTTTCCAGAAGAATTCGTCAAGGAAACGAACTTGACTATAGAGGTCGAATGGTCCGACAGCCACCGGGGTTCCGGTAAGGATACGACGATATTCAGCATATTTGCCAGACGCGACAATTGACTTGGTCCGCTTGGCATTGGGTGTCTTAATGTTATGGGCTTCGTCGAGTACATACAAGCACCGCCGCTTCTTGAGAAATTTCCAAATGAAGTCCTTTCCCTCTTTGGTCATGAACGCATTGTAACTGATAAGTAGTATAGCAAGACCGTCCCACTCGAGCAAGGCGTTCATGTTGCGCTTGTGTGCTTTGGTGTTCTTTTTGGCTGTGAGGAACACGGATACCATAGTATCGAACGTGAAGTCAGGCGGCATGTGTTTTGGAATTTCGTCGGTGTTCCAGTTGCGCTCAACTCCTGGAGGAGCGACAACGACTAAGGCATCAATCTTACCTTCGTCATAGAGATAGCAGGTTGTGTCAATAATAGGCTTTGTCTTGGCTGTTCCCTGTTCCCACAGTAGACCCCATGAGCGTTCTTCGACGTGCTCGGCTAGGTGGCTCAGCTGATGATCAAATGGTTTGATCGTATGAGGGTATTCTTGTATATCCATGGTTATATCCTTTATCTATTTGCACCTTAACTCAAACAGGTTACTGTGACAACATCACTGACTCCACTGACTTCACTCGTGAAACGTCCCTTGCGCCCAAGTGAGGGCATCTCAAGCCGTTGTTTTTATTTACTTTATTTATCACTGACTTTACTTACTTTACTTACTTTACTAAAAACCATAGCCAGCTAAACCCGCCAGCCCTAGCAATTGGAAATTTAGGGGTGCCAGTAGTGCAAGTGAAGTCAGGCGATAATCTTTGCAGCAATAACAACGCTGTAAGACTTTAGGGATGACTTCACCTGCCTCTACTTGCCCTCACTAAAAGGCGCTAATGCAGCATCTCATAATGCGGCCCATCAATAAAGTCAGGTCCAGGATGACGGATGGTGTAGTCACGAACAGCCTTCTGCATCGCTGCTGCGTATGCTTCTGGGCTGTTTAGGCTCTTGGGCGCATACTCGTCAAGTTCCTTGTCCCATACACCGCCCCACCGCAACTCCAGATCCATCTCGCGGCTTAGATAAGCCATGCAACCTGCGATCGGATAGATCAGTGGCCATTCCCAACGTGGAGACCCAACGTAAGGGACGAGGTCCACCGCTTCGCCGTACCCACTGGTCTGCTTCTGGTGCTTTGACTTGCGACGACGACCATCCAACTTTGATGCTCCGCGATCGTAGAGTTTCTTCTGCATAGAAGCGGTTCGCAGGCCACCGTCGGCGAGAATTGTGAAATCAACAGGAGTGATCTTGATGCACTCTTTAACCAGAGCGACTAGCTTCGGATGAACGCCTTTCAGGTTCTTCTTTGAGTTTGTACCGAGTACATATTTCATTATGATTTCTCCATTCTTTCGAGCATCCTATCAATCCGTGAGGTTAGATTACCCATAGTTGAAATTAGCCTCTCCTCACTGAGAAGCATTTTCTGCTCCATGTCAGCAAGACGATTTCCACTGACATATTTCTCTGCGACCTGCAATTTGAATTCATGCAGTTCATCTGTTATCTGCTGGTGATGAACAGCATCGGTCAGTGAATTAGCCATAACTTTTCTCCATAGGTTCCAGAGAATTGTTCCGAAGATACCAGAAGTAGTGATCGCCAAGCCTAATATACTAAGCAATTCTGGGAGTGATATTGTAATTCCGGTCATGTGTCTGTGATCCTTTGGTCTCGCTTCTTATAGAAGTCTATAAGGGCCTGTAGTTGCAATCCACAACTGATTAAGTTAGATCTATCGCGGATCCAAAAGGCTTCCACTTCCACTTGGGTCATGGATCTAGATGGCAGCAGAGCAGGCCGCTCACAATCAGCAATCAACCCAGAAGGAGGATCAGAAAGAATCGGTGGCTCAACGGATCCTATTGATTCTGAACACGCTGTCGTCGCCAATGGCGCGGCGATCAGCATTAGGATCTTTAGAACCTTGAAGCAATAATTCTTCAATTTCTGAGTTACGTTCATCAAGTAGTCTCTCGAGTTCTAACTGTCTTAATCTCGCTTCTTCGAGTGCCTCGTTGTTGGCCTCAGTTTGACGATGACGTTCCTCTTGAACGGCGGTTTGATATTTTTGTTCGGTTACTTCGACACCACGGTCGTAGCCGCTATCATAGACCCACCACACGGCAAAGATGATAGCTAGTGCGACCAAGATGTAGGGTAAAAACTTCGCTAATGCAACCCCAGCGCGTTTTCCGAACAGTGAAATTAGAAGTGATACCATAGTGTTGACCTCTACGGACGTGTTGGTGTGGGTTGGGTGGGCGGTAGGGTAAGCGGCGGCAACGCAGGGCGTCCGCCTGCGCCTATTGTGGCCCGTTGGTGGGGCATAGGGGCAGGGCGCTATTGCACGGCATCTGGTGGCTCCTTTTGGCTCCCAAACTTAGTGTCATTCATCTGTGTCATAGTGGAAGATGTGAAGTAACTGACGATTATAGTCGTACACATGCCGAACACTGAGCCCAAGAGGAAACTCAGCTTCTCAATCCGAGTTGCCATTCCTTCTTGGGTCGTTCCAAGTAGAAGCATTGATCCACCAACGAAAAGCATGAACCAGAAGCTGATCCATGCCATTCGCCTACGATTGCGAAAACGTATGTCGTCTTGCTTACTCACGCGACAGACTCGACACCGATCTCCAGTGAAGCGAAATCAGCAGCCACCCAATCAACAGCAGTGTTCGGGTTCGTTGCCCATTCACCGATAACAGGCACTGAGTAATCAGGAGATACGTTGCCTGCATCATAGTTCACAGAAGAGATGCGAATGAAAGGATCAATGCTTTGCGGTCCAGTCGTACCTTTGCTCGCCCATGATTGTGTGAAGACGCCACGGACAGCAGTTGGTGAAGCTGGTCCACCATAAGCAGTGATGTTGAATGAAGAACGCTCGGCTGCTGTACCAGACTTGATACCAAGACCGTTGTTCCGTTCAATGATGTCGCTGAATGCTCCAGAGAAGTCAGTCTCGCCTCCGACCGCATCAGGAGTAAGAGTTGCTAGACGAAGACCACGAGTGTCTTCATCTGCGACCATCATTTCGGAGATATACAAACGATCTCCACCACCTTGACCAATATCATAGACGTTCAAGATCATATTGAAAGCACCAGTCGAGTCTATCCATGGCTCACTGGCAGTTGCAACTTGAACACCGTTATGGTAAGCGGTGATGATATTGTTTCCACCAGAGTTAACCTGAATGTGAATATCCACGTCTGTTTGAATACCAATACCTGGAGACGAAATGTATGAAGAGTAAGTTGATCCACCATTCCCATCAAAGACACCATATGCAGTTTCCCCATCAGAGATATCTGCTCTGGCTAGAGACTGACCGTTGCCATCAAGAATAGTCCACCAATATCCATCGGCGTTGATGTTGTGAGTACCAGTAAAATATTGACGCCAGTGGATCCAGACATCAGTTAGGGCAGTTCCCCAAGAGACAGCACCCGCTCTTTCATTCGTGAACTGAACTGCACGATCTGTATAATCAGGATCATGATAAGTTACGGTTAGATTGTCGACGCCACCAGAGAAGTCTGCGGCTCGTGTAAAAAATCCATAGAATGCCATTGTTTAGGGCTCCACTACTACGTGAGCGGCCATACCATAGACGCCCACTTTGCTTCCTGTTGGGTCCAACCTGCCGATGAGAACATGGGCAAGATGAGCATTTACAACGACTCCGGTATCTGAGCCGCCCATCGGTATAAATGCTCTCAATTCATTAATCAGAACTACGTCCTGATCTCCGACTGCTGAACCAGTATAAGTTCTGACTTCCGCTGATGAGAAATCAGCTTCTCCGGTTACCGTGAATTCGTTTGTCCAACCAATTCCGTCGTCTGACCATTGCAGAGAGAAATCTTTAATTGTATAGTTCGCATCAGAGATACTAGCAGAGATCATAATCTTACCGACTTTCACGGCATTACCTACTCCGGTGTCAATCTGAATATATTGTGAAGACTCGCTAATAGTACCGCGCCATGTTTCACCTAACCACGGGATCATTGCGAAGTCTTTTTCATTATTTTGATTTTTATCTTCGTCACCGACATCAACTTGATCTACATTCGCTGTCTGGAAGAAATTAGCTGTGCCATCATCGTATTCAAAGAAGCCGATCTGACCTGCACCAGTATATGATGGGTTGCCGGAATTCTGGATACTTTGTATTCTCCAAAATCGGTGTGCTTCTCCGCCTACCGCAGTCGCCGTTGCGCCAGAAGCTGATATGATGCCAAAGAGGATCATACGAGATTACCAAACAGAGTTGCTGTTGTTGCAGAAAGGAATTTGAGACCTTGAACAGATCGAGATCCGTTTGAGATAATCAGTGAACCTGCCGAGCCCAAGGTAAAACCACCGCCTGCTGTGAACGTGACTGCACCTGATCCGAACTGTTCGAAAGCAATCTCATCGCCAGCGACGAAGATACCAGTGTTGATCGTACAGATAATAGCTCCGCTGTTTGTGAATGAAATCCACTTGCCTACATCAGCAACTGTCAAGACACGTGCTGTCGTAGCATCAGTGACAATACTGGAGCCTATCTCTGTTATCTGTCGAGCCGTGAGACCACGAGAGTTTGCACCTTGTAGGGCGTGGAGGGTTTCTGTACCGTCTGGCTTTGTAGCAGCGGTTAGGTCTCCAATTGCTTTATCAGCCATTACGCTTCATCTCCTGAGAATTCAATTACATCAGTTCCACTCTGGGCGTCACCTGATAGAAGTAGTTTGTCTGTTCCACTTTGCTCGTCACCTGAGAGCAGTAATTTGTCAGCGGCGATTGTGAACGCAAGCATAGCGTAACCAGAGGAAACACGCAAGTCACCAACGGTACGACGTGCAAACACTCTGATTTCACCATCAACAGTCGGTCCTGGATAATTCGCTGCAAGAGGCAACGTGTGAGGTGAAGTCACGCCGAGGGCAGTCAGTCCTGGAATAGCAACTCCACTTTGGGTAACATAGACATCATAGGTTTCTGCTTGGTCTGGTGTCTGAGTTGCATCAGTTTCGATAGCTACGTCATTCTCGTCACGATTACTGGAAACCCAAGTGAGGGAGACATCATCGGCTGTAACGACTGGTGTTCGTGATCCACCGAAGGACAGGTTCCTTGGACGTAGAGGACGATTGGCGATGTTGTTGTTAAGAATAGCATTCTGCTCAATGATATCATCAATGCCTTGAACCACTGCCCCAACTCTATCCAGAGGCGTAAAGTAGACAGTGCCTCCTTCAAGAATTGACAAGTCTCCATTAGACATATGATCGAAGTTGAACTCCCAGACCTTAGTGCCGATAGGGTGTGTCCGAGGCGTGGTGCCAAACAATCCACGATAGACATTCTCAATAGTCCACTGATTACCACCATCATCAGTCGCTGATGTATAGCCCATCCACTCACCGTCAACATAGAGCAGACCGAACTCAGCCGCCCTGATCTCTGCAAGGCTTGGTGATACAGTGAAGCCTTTCCAGTTCACACTGTCCACTGACATTCCGACAGTTGTGTCTTGACCAGTTTCTTGACCTTCTATCTTGTTATACTCTACGTCCAGTTGTCCCGCTCCAAGGTAAGGACCATACTCTGGTTCATACACTTGGCTTGGATCAGCGGCTGAGTCAGAGCCTGCAATCATGAAAGCATCAGACACAGACGAAGGTTGCTTCGCTATGATGATAGGTGTCACTTCACCATCTGGCAGTGGGAACTCAATTGCCCGAGCCATAACGTATGGAGCCTCCACTTGCTCTGTGAGAACGATGTTCGAAGGTGTGGTGACAGGTGCAACCCAACCGGAACCAGTTGGAGCAGCGAAGACAGTTGAGCTCAAAGCAAAGCTATCTTGCAGACACTTAACTACGATGCGACCATCCAGTAATTCACCGAGATCAAACTCTTGGACACGTAGAACAAGGTTCGTGAAGCCATACTCAGGCCAGTCCATCCTGAACACTGATCCAGGACGGAGAACAGAAGCGTTGCGGTTCATCTCGAGTGTGATACGGAACAGTGGGATAGACATCTGCGCTCGCTCACGAGAAGCGATGTCATTAGCCAAGTCAGGATTATAGACGAATGGCATGGACAAAGTGGTTGAACGGAGACGTCCAATCGTGGCGACAGTCGCCAAGTCTTGTGATATAGCAACCGCATTGCTTTCCTTGTCGCGTTGCGGGAAGCTGATCTTAACTTGGGCCATTACCTCATCCCAACCGGAACGAGCAAACTCTTTCACTTTAACAATGTCATTAGCATCGTAGAGTGGAGTAGCGTCTACATCATAGTCATCACGGATCAGAATGAATCTGATCTTACCAGTGGCAGGATCTTGATAAGCTACACCATCCACTTGACGGAGGATCTCAGTAATCAGACCTTTGCCGTTTGTCTCTGCAGTGACCAACACAGAACAACCATTTCCTTCAGTGTATAGAGTTTCACCGAACTCTTGAAGTGCAGGAATATCGATCTCTGAAGTGCTAATACCCATGCCGCGCCATGTGTTTGTCATGATCTGGAAGATTGCCTCCGCTGGGTTCATGTCTTCGCCGACCTTACCTGCGCCAGTCAGACCAAGACCATTGGTGTAACTTTCCAGAACGAAGGCCATCTTGCGAAGCTGTGCGCTTTCACCAAGCCAGAGATCTCCATATAGGTGAGCAGTGCCCAAGTAAGCAGGAACATTACCAACTCCGACGTGTATCTCAAGATCCGTGTTCACAGGTTGCTGAGCGATGTCCAGTGATCCAGGATAGTAAACACCACTGATACTGAAACCACCACCTGACTTATAGCCTCCGAAGAAAGAACTATCACTGGCAGATACAGCAGTCACAGAGGTAGAGTTTGTTGTACCAGTCCAGAACTCTTTGTCGTCAACATAGATAGCTGTCATCACCGTTTCTGGACCCATTGCTAGGGCGAGATCTATTGACAAATAATAATTGTGACCAACGACGATAGTTTTCTTTTTTAAGGGACTGACCCTGACACGCTCAGTGATAGCAACTGATCTGAAATTTCCCCACCAAGTTGTGTTCGGTGCTTTCATTCGGACCTTACCGAGGACCAGTGGGATAGGTGCGTCTTCTGTCGCCCTTGGGAACTGCTCAGGATTAAGTTCTCGAGGACGGGCATTCTCAATGTTTGGTGACGGAGCCAGTAGGGCTGTCAACACAAACGATACGACGAATAGGGCAAGAGTAAACCAAATCATGTGATTGTGCTCGTGAATGGGTTACGGTCCGGAACCAGTGGAAATCCACCGAACCGAGCTCCGTTGTTAAATCTGTTGATGCAGTGTCCTTGTAGTGAGTGATCACAACCTTTCCGCAATGTGATTGCGTCTCCGTTGCTAAGATTGGAGAACGCATAACTAACTTGGACTGCTGTCCCTACATTACTGATGATCATTCTGGCTTCACCTCCAGGAGCAATTATGATGCCAGCGGCACCTTCGTTATCAAGCCAAGGGAGATCAGCTACATTTAGATTGAAACCACTGAAACTGTCTACTGTGGTGATATACTGAAACAGAGCAGGATCAGCACCGCATTGTGTGCTGTATAGGACATGATTACAGGGAGCCTGAAAACGAGGAGTCGGCGTGTTGCCTTCCAACACATGGCTGAACGTTGCAGGGACGCGCAACTTGGCAGTGCGGCCCGATACAGATACCCCTGTGACCCTGCCAGACCATAGCAGAACAGTATCGTCGAAGTCTTGCTGGTGTGCCCTGATCAGTTCCAAGGTGAGGTCAGGTGGTGCGCTTTCGTAAGCATATTCCTGAACCAGAGGATGGTCAAATGGCAGTGTGATTTCGAGAGCGCGTTCACCGCCGTTCTCTTGGGTTCCTATATTCAATTTGTTCCGTGAGATTGGGGCCAGATCAAACAACTGTCCATTTGAAGTAACAGTCGTAGCGAAACTGGTTAGTCTGTACGTGTTGAAAGTCCCAGTGAACCGATAGAGTTCAACTGGCTTCGCTGTGTCTGCACCTGTCTCATAGTCGTTATATGCCATTTATTCATCCGTTGATTTGATACCAAAGCTGACCACACTATAGTTCGCAAAGTGCCGCCATGCAATAGTATCTGTGGCTCGACAACGCATCAGGAAAGAAATCTTGACTATTTGGTTTTCATATTCAGGACCAGAAGGTATCTCAGGGGTGAAGCCCAAGGTGGCAGTTCCATCCTCATTGATCGTGGCTGATGTTATTCTGTGCTGAGTTCTGAGACTGTCACCCTTCTTAGCTTCGCCGAACGTCAACTCAATATTGTCCCATGTCTTGTAGGAATTAAACTGATTTACGAATTCACCTTCCTCAATTATGAATTGGGAAGCACCGTCTGGAACAGTCTGTGTTCCTTCCAGAGTAAGATCTGGGAAGTAAGTCGATAGAAGGAACGTGCCATGAGCGCCGCGAACAGTGTCAAACAGAGAACGCCAGTAATCCATTTCATCAGGATCACTGATTCGCTGGATCAAGAAGGAGCGATTTCCTACCACTCTTGGGTGAAGATGACTGCTGTTCAGATCTCGTTGACCAGTGCTGTTGTCGATGAGTTCCCGTTCAAACTCGAAGCCCTCATTCGCACCAGCCAGAGGTCTCCGATTAAGAAGCGGTATATCACCGAGCATATCTATTGTGCGAGTTGCTCCCGGACGTAGCAGGGAGTCTTCTTGAAGGGACTTCGCCCTGATAGAAAGAACACCTGTGATAGTGTTCATCTGAATACCAGAGCCATCTAAGATAATACAAGTGGCAGTCGGCATGACAACCCAAGTGGGACCACCAATCTCTTCTCCTGATGCGGTATTGAGAATTGCTCCATCTGCTTCAATTGA